CGCTGTCGGCATCTGCCCGTGCCACCTTCTCGCTCTCCAGGCTTGCGGCATTGGCTCCAACCACTGCACCCAACAGCAGCCGCTGGGCTGCCTCTGCCGACACACCTGCGTCCACATATGCTGTCAAATCCTCGCGTGCCACAGCCAGCGTCTGCTCGGCGGCGCTCGCTGAAGCCTCGTTGTTCAGTATGGAGCGCAGTAGAGTTTCTGCATCTGCCGCGTCGTCGCGGTACTTGGATGCCCCTTGCTGCACCAAACTTGTGATGGCGGATGTATCACCTAGAGCAGTCAGGGTGGTTTCTGCTGACCCGATGCGTGAGTTTAGTCCGCCAGTAACGGCAGTAAAGTCGCCGGTTGTGACGCGTAAGGCAATCTGCCCCTCCAGGGCGTTGATGTCCGCCTCTGCCGTGGTGATCCGCACGTTGGAAGCGCTCAAATCCAGATTACTGGCCTTCAGTGTGACCGCGCTCTCCAGGCTGCTGATGTCCACTTCGGCGGTGCTGATACGCGCCTCAAGCTGACCAAACACCGGAATCTGCGACGGGTCCAGTACTGCCGTGGCGATGGCGTTGTCCACATAGGTGGTGCTGGCCTTGAGACTGATGTTGCCCTCGGCGGCATTCAGCCGAACATCTACGGTGGTTAGATGGTCATTTGCCGCTTCCAGTCCGTAAATTTTGACTGTGCCCGTTCCGGGGTCGGTATAGACACCCGCGTCATGCACAGTCTTCAGGGTTTGACTGATAGTGGTGACGGACTCCAGTAGGCTGTTGCTGGCCGCATCCAAATCAAATCGTATTTGCTGATTCAGCCCATCTTGCATTGCCGCAATCTTGGCCAATGGGTACGGCAGCGCAGGCTGTGTTGTGCCACCATCAATCAGGTCGATGCGCGAGCCAAGGTCGGCGTAGAGCTGGCTTTCGGTGATCTCGCCCGTCAAAGCCTTCAGCAGCAGCGACACATCCTCTCCCGTGCGCGTCACCACGCCATTGGTCCCGCCAGCAGGTGAGGTGGATTCAACGCCGTCAACCGTGACCCAGGTGAGCCATAGGTGCCAGGTAGTCGCCGGGTTGGTCGCGTGGCTGGCGACGGTGCCAGAGAATTCCGTCAGTACCGGTGTCGGCGTTAGCGCGCTTGCATCCTTGAACACCGGCAGATCCCCACTCACCCATGTTGCCCCATACAGCCTGCTTTTGGCATGGCCGTGTCCTTGGGTGTAGGTCGGTGCGCCGCACTCCACCATCAGGTTTGAGATAGCCGCTGTAGCTGCGAAACCAGTCGGCATGGGTGGGGGTGTCAGGTCTATCTCGTAGGCACCTTCAACTGATCCTCCAGGTCCGCTGATGGGGGGAATCTTCCCGCCATTCTTTAGCCAGTTCGGATTCAGGTCCACCAGCCCAGCATCGGCCAGATCACGCACCGTCAACCCGCGATCCAGCTTGCTGCCCCGGTTGCCTAGGTAAGTCCCCATCGCCTCGCGCACCTTCTCCAGAAAGTTGGGGCTCGTTACCGGGGGCAGGTCTTTGCGGTCATCGCTCATGAAGTGGCCTTGCTTTTGATGGTTTCGATGAATGTCTGCATGTGCCGGTAGCTTCCGGTGCGTAGCGCATGCCCCAGGCAAGATGCAATGGCCTCGTTGTTGCCGCTCTTGACTGCTTTGGTGAAGCTGTAAAGGCTATGCTTGCGCACAAAGCGCGTAGTCCGCCAGGTGCGGTAGCCGACAAAGTTCAGGCCGCGCTTGACCTTGTGCAGGCTGAAGCGTGACAGCGACAGGTGCAGGGTGTTGGCGATGAAGGCCTTGATCTGTTCCAGTGCGGTCACGCAGCGCTCACGCGGCCAGCCAAAGATGACGAAGTCGTCCACATAGCGGCAATAGCGCTTGGCCCCGAGGTCGCGCTTGATGAAGTGATCCAGCGGGTTCATGTAAATCAGCGCATAGGTCTGGCTCAGCAGGTTGCCTATCGGGATACCCACGGGCTGGCCGTATTCAGCAAACTGCATCATCACGCCCACAAAGCGGCGGTCTTTGATCTGGCGCTCGATCTGGGTCTTCAACACGGCACGGTCTATCGAGTAGAAAAACCGCCTGATGTCGAGCTGCAAGATGTAGCTGTCGGGCGCACTGCTGCGCAGGGCTTGCTGCGCGTAGTCCGCCGCCGCATGCGTGCCCTTGCCCTTACGGCAGGCATAACTTTGGTCGATGAAGGTGCGGTTAAAAATTGGGTACACCAGCCGGTAGATGGCATGCTGCACCACCAAGTCGCAAAAGGCCGGGGCAAAGATGATGCGCTCTTTGGGCTCGTACACCTTGAATTCTTTGTACGGCTTGGGCTGGTAGCTGCCGTTGTGCAGGGCGGTGTGCAGCGCATCCAGATTGGCCGACAGGTTGCGGCTGAATTCCAAGGTGGCCCGTTTGCCACGCTTGCCATAGCTGGCGTCCATCCATGCTTGGTACAGCGCCTCGGGCGTGAACGCCTGCTCAAACAGGTGGCCAATGCGCTTCAAAGGATGGTCCCCAGACGTTCGACTGCAACATGGCAGCTACTAGAAAAGGGGCGTCCAGCAGATTTTGCAAAGGTTCGCACCAAGTGCAGGAAAGCGCCTCCCTTGAGTCCACTTTCCTCTTGCGAGGTCTGAGGCATCGAGTCGGGGCGAGCACCAATGTTGTTGTTCGCATTCGAGCGGGCATTGTTGCAATTGAGCGTGAACACCCCAGCATTCGCTGCGTTGTTCCAATTACCGCCACGGATCGGCAGGGCCTGTAACATGTTAAGACGCTTCCCTTGGTTTCCCGCCATCGGGATTTTGTTTGGCCCGTTCGGCCTGTATCCAGCCGCCCACCATGCGCCCCAGCTCGTCAACCATGCGGCTGATGACCAGGTAACGGTGGGTGGCCGTTTTTTCGTGGTCGCGGTCGGCTGACAGCGAGCCGTCTTTGAACTTGAAGTAGCCCAGCTCAAACGCCAGACGCAAGAACATGCGCAGTTGTTCGTGGGCAATGTCCAAGTTGCTCAAAGACGTTTTCTTCATGTAACGCTTTTGGCACTCCACAATGAAGCCATACACCTCATACGCCGAGTTGCGAATCTGCTGGCTCAGGCCATACTTCTCGTGCTTGGGGAAGTGGTTGAGGTACAGGTTCATCTGCTTGGCGAAGTCAATGAACTTGACATCGAGCTGTGCTTCGGAGTGAGTGCCCATCGCTATCGCTCGGGCCGTCAGAGAACAAAGGCGGGGCGAGCACCAATGCCGGCGTCCGCAAACGAGCGGGCATAGCTGCAACCGAGCGCGAACACCCCAGCAAACGCCGCGCTGCTCCAATTACCGCCACGGAACGGCAGGCGTTCGCTGGTCACATCGATGTAGAACACGTCGCCATTGGCCGCTGGCACCGCAATGGTGCCGCCGAGTTGTGAGGCCACGGGCATCAGGCCCAGCGCCTTGAGCACCAGCACGGCCCCCGCGCCAGTCACGTAGCTGGCCATGCCTTCAAAGGCACTACCCGAACCCAATACCAGCGTTTGCGCCGTGGTGCCGCTGGTGGCATATTTGACGGTGTTGGCGCTGCCCGGTGCGACAAAACAACTGGTCGTAGTGGCCGTGCCGTCGATGGCCCACCACTTGGCCGAGCCTGCGCTCATGTCGATGCTCAGGATCACACCATCGTTCTTGGGGATGGTGCTGGCCGCGTCGTTGCGCAGCACTTGGATTTCACCGGCATTGATGCGCACACCGGGCGACCATTCCCACACGTTGCCGCACAGGTCAGAAATGCCGGAACTGGAATTGTCATGCCGCCATGAGGCCGGGCCGGAGCCGGTGGCGGTGCGGCCGGCGCCAGATACCACGCCGGTTTCCCATGCGGCATCGTAAGCGCTGCCGGTGTTGGTGTTGCCCCGTGGCTGGAAGCTGTTGGCACGGCACCAGAGCGCAATGCCTGCATAGGCTTGGTCAGTGACCACATGGTGGCCTGTGCCGCAAGCGCGGGCATAAGCGACAAACTGGTCATGGTTCAGCGTGTTGGCCGGGTCTTGGCCGGGCAGGCTCAGCAGCTCACCGTTCTTGACAACGCCGGGGTAGGTGCCAAAGAAGTAGCTCGACTTGGCCGTGCCGTCGGTGCCATAGAACATCGGGTGCGGGTCGGTGTAACCCGTGACACCCACTTGGGCACCCGTGAACTGCGGGATGATGTTCATGAATGTGGGCTGGCCCAGCGCGGTGTAGAGCACGGTTTGGCGACCGCCCGAGGCGGCTTCGACGCTGGCACGCAGCGAATCGGGGACAGAAATGGTGAGCGGCATGATGCGTCCTTAAAGTGTTTGGGTGGGGGTGATGACAGGCGTCATGGGGAGAAGCGTGAGCGTGACCCCACCCGCGTGGCAGGCCAGCGTGGCGACGGTGACGGACACGGTGCCGGGCATGAAGGTGAGCGCACCGTCATCGGCCAGGTAAATGACCTCGGTGTAATTGCCGGGCCGGGGCAGTGTGGGCACGGTGATGCTGTGCTCGGCCCATGTGATCGTGACGTAATTGCCAGATTCGACGGCGGCTGCGCAGGGTTGGTCGGGTGTGATGATGTTCATGGGGTTTCCTTATTGGGCGGTTGGCAAGACAACGTGGACGCGGTTTTCAGCGTTGGGGTGCAGGGTTTTCCAGCGCACGCTGCATGCCGTGGCACTGCCCGACATTTGCAGCACAAAGCTGTTGACTGAGCGGCTTTGCACGGTGATCTGGCCCTCGAACCCCAGCGCGGGCGTGGCCGACACCGGGTCAATCACCACCTGGTAGTCGGTGTTCTTAAAGGCCTTGGGCAGCGTGACCGTGGCGGTGGCGTAGGTGCGCACGATGGCCGTGCTGGCCGACTGCGTGAAGCTGGCGGTTCCGGTTTGCGTTTGGAAACTGGTGGCGTCACTCACGCGCTTGTTTGCCATGGCGGCTTGGTCGAGGGCGTAGTCAAGGGCAAAAGTGAGCTGGGACAGGGTGGCGAGGTACTTGGTGCCATCCAGTGTGGGGTCGGTGATCACCGGGGCGGTGAGCGTCTTGTTGGCTAGGGTTGCTGTAGCCGTGTTTTTTGTAGCATCGCTGGTGTTGTCTACGTTGCCAAGCCCAACATCGCCTTTGGTAATGCCTATTGGGCTACTTATGACTGGCGCAGTCAACGTCTTGTTGGACAGAGTTGTGGCAACGGAGTCAAAATACGCTTTGAGAGCCGCCTTGGCATTGCCCCACGTCATAAGCCTTGCCAGTCCTGTAACGCTATCTCTGATGCCCACACTATCGGAATCCACAGGCGATGTTTTGGCAGTTGCAGTGATGGTCATGGCGTTATCCTTGGTGGACTGGAAGCCGTTGACTAGGGTAGCTGCCTGTCCTGCCAGGTCACGGATATAACTCTGCGTTGGGACGATAGAGTAAGCCTGTCCGCTGGCCGTTGCCCCTAGGTACACCTGTCCAAGCGTCAGCGAGGTGGCCGACACCACTGCAGCAATCTCATATAGCTTTCCATCTGGTGCTTGCAGGCATTCGCCAACTACTGCGCCGCTGATGAAGTCTGTGCCAGTTCCCGTGACTGCTGTCGATCCGTTGGTAAGGGCGATAAGCCCAGTGCGGTAGTGACTCATGGTGATCCTTTAGGTTTGAGAGAGTTCACGCATCGAGTGCGCTACAGCCACCCCTTGGATGGCCCCAGTGGTCGAGACTTCTATCTGGTAGTCCTGCGCGTGGTAGCCGCCTGGAAGACGAAAGGGCTGCGCACTGGTCACGGTCAGGGTGTGTTTCAGCACGCCGTCTGCGTACAGCTTGAAGGTTGCCGGGTAGCTGCCAACTACCTCAGCGCAGGCAAAGCCAGGCACCGGTTTGGTCTGGTGGAACACCTTGCTCTTGAACGTGGTCGTCATGGCGCTGCCAGCGTCCCACTTCTTGATGTTCACGCCGTCCAGCACAAACAGCGCATCCTGTAGTGCATCGACATGCACAGCGTCCACACCGAAGTCCAGAAAGTACATGCCCTGTTGGTTAGCTGGGTCAAGAATGAAGCATTTGGCTGCGCCATCGTTGTAAAAGCCGAAGTAGCGGCCCTCGTACATGCAGCCCTGGATTGAGCTAGGCACAAGCGCCTGCCAATCCTCTCGTGTCATGATGCCAGTGGTCAACAGGCGCGGCCCGCCTGAGCCAATGTAGGCCAAGCCGTCAGGTGATGCCCATGCCACTCCATGCCCCATGCCGACAGCGCTCAACGGCGCAATGCACGACTGGTAGAACTCGACCGGTTGCTCATCCATGGATTCAGGTGAACCACCCGTAATGATCGAAGGGTTACCGTCTGTCAGCATCACCAGGGTCTGGCCAAAGGTGGCCAGTGCCACCGGCTTGGCATTGGTTGGCAGCACCTCGTAAGCCATCGGCCAGGCGTAGTAGGTGTAAGCCTCACAGAACCTCACCGCGCGCCCGCTGATGCCAGCCATCATGCCGTTCCACAAACCGGTGAGCCAGGTCATGCCAGCATCAGGAATCAACCAGGTAGTGGTGGCCATCACTTCGCCAAGGTCGCGGTTGTCATCCGTCGTGGTGGTCAGCGTAGAAGCAATCTCACGCAAGAAGAAAAACGACGCATCGCCAGATGTGCCTGCCTGGGTGCGGTAGATGCGCCGCAACGTGACGCCATAGTTTCCCGCAGGCACTGCTGCCAGGCCACTGATTGTCACCACGTCATCGGTTTTGCAGGTGATCTTTACCGGTGCCGGGTTGGGTGCGCTCTCCTCGCCAATGTCGGAGACAAAGGTTTCGGTGTAGAAGCGGTCCTCCGTGGTTGTGCTGACGCCCCCCGTGGCAGACAGGACCAAAGTGCTTGTGGGTGCGGGAACACCAAGCAAGCGGGAGGCCGTTGGGTATGGCGCGGAAGCCAGCGCTTTGGTGGTATCTGTCCACTTCGGCATTCCGTCGCCGGTGTAATAGGTACGCTCGGATGTGTCATCTGCGTTGCCACCCACCACCACATGAACGACTGTGGGCCAGCTCAACCAGTAGTTGACATCGCTCACCACGTCGCGCCCCATGCGGAAGATCGTCTTGCGGCCCGCTGGCACCGTGGCTTTATTCAGTGGCGCTTTCCATGGGCGCAAATCACCGCGTCCTGGTTTTTGATTTAAGGACAGAACGCCTACTGCGTCAGGCAGCAGCATCGGCTGCAGCGCCTGGTTGGCGCCGCCGGAGGGTGAGAACCTGATAATGCTCATTTGGGCCAGCTATCTGTTAGGGTTTGGAGGTCTGAGACGTGGCCTTGAGCATCTCTTGCCAGCGTCGTATATCGTTCGCTGCACTGAGTTGATACGACACTGAAGGCATTGGCTGAGACAAGGCAGGCTTCAAGGGACTCCCCAGCGGCTCGCAGGGAAGCGGTGGATTGTGATTGCAACCCAGCAAGCTCAGACTTAGCCCCATCAGCGTCATGACGCAAAGCCACCATGCGAGTTTGCGAAGCCTCTTGTGCCTGGCTGACTCGTTGCATATGTCCCTCAATCGCCGTGCGAGCTGCCCGTTGTAGGCTGATTCTCTCGTTTGCATGGGTTAACTCCAGTTTCACAATTTGATGTGCTTGAAGCTGCCAAGCAAGGCCGAAGCCGATAGCCCCGGCAATGGCAGCACTGATGATGGTCAGATTCATCAGTCAGCCCCGTCGATCTTCATAGTCAGCCGAGCATGGTTGCCAGACCAACTCATGTCAGCCTCAAGCTGCTGCTCAAGATCACGCATGTCATGTTTCTGGTGCACTCGCAACTTGGCAAGCTCGACAGCGTGAATCGCTCTCATTTGCTCAAGCTGCTCAGACATGGTATGAGCTGCGCATCTGGCCTTGGCTTCAGGTGTGATCTTGCTCATGCGAGTACCACTCCACCAGCAAGCAGCATGGCAATGGTTACTCCACCCGTGTTTTGGCAGTGTGGCTTGTCCACAAAGCGCCAGTCGCCGCCCCACTCAAGCCCGCAGTCTTTGGCGATTGACCCGCACTTAGCCCACAGCAAATCGTCTTTCCAGATGGCCTTGCCAGCCACCAGCGGAACAAAATCGAAGGCACAGCGCCAGTTATGGTACGAATGTCCTGGCCCCGCCTTTGTCACACGCTTACCTGGTGTCGTGCGACCCTGTGCATAGAGCGCGGATTGGCAGGCGTTGTCGCGGTAAGTGCTGGTGAGGATGGTGTCAATGCCTGCGGCTTTGCAGCGTGCCTGAAACTCGCGGCACTTGGCTTGCGTGTCAGGCGTCAACTCTTTGATGTCGCGACTGTTGATCATTTGTCGCTCAATGCAGAGGTAGTCACTTCGCGCAGGGCAATCATCAGCACAGGCCAGAGCATCACCGCAGCAGTGCGCACCTCTTGCGGCAAGTACAGGCTGAACACGCCGCTGTTTTGCTCGATGATGACAAGCAGAGCGCCGATGATGGCTGTCCAGTAGGTCTTGCTTTTCAGGCGTTGGATGATGGCGCTCATTCTGAGAACCCCCACATGTCAAGCCACTCGCGGAAGAGCTCTGCGTACAGGTCATAGAGTTGTGTCATGCGACCACCTTGTTAAAAACCAGCGTGCCGAGCAGGGCGAGGATGCCCAAGACGCCAGCGATGAACCAGCCTGACTTTTCCAACAACCCTGGCATCTTGACCTCGATGTTGTGAATGCGAACCTCGTGGCCGCGCATGGTTTCCGCGCCCTCAGTCAGCCGCGCATTGACGGCGCCCTGACGCTCTTCGATGCGTACCAGGGAGGTGAGCAAGGTGGCGATGCCGTCGAGCTTCTGGTCGATCTTTGTGCTGTGCTGCGAGAGGCTGTCAGATAGGCGGTCAACGCCGTCCTCCAGGCGCGTTACGCGGTGCTCTATTGGGTCGCTCATGCTTTTAGGCTTTCATAAAGTGCGCTCTGCCATACGTAGCTGGCGCGGCAGTGGTCTTTGCTGCCGAGCAGGTAGGCGAGTGCGTCAACGATAGGTCGAAAGACGATGCCAATGATCTTGCGGTCAAGCTCAAGGCTGTAGAGTGCGCTACTGATCATCTCGTAGCCCTTGCAGCCACCAAGCGTGACCAGGGCCAGCACGAAGTGGTCCAGGGCTAACAGGATGATGAAGATGCGCTGTCTCACTTTGGTGCCACCGCCAGGGTTGCCGCGATCTCTGCACCGAGAGAGGCTGTCACCATACTCAAATAGGCAGCGGCGCGCTGCTCGTTGCCTGCGTACTCACTGTCTTTGGAGTAACTGCGGTACAACACCAGGTTCAGCAGGTCGTCGGCATAAATATCAGGCAGGCTGACGTTTCCCGTGACCGCAGAGAACAGCGAGCCATCGGCCACCACGGCAATGTCGGTGGGGTAAGCCGAGTACATCACCTCAAGCTGCGCCAGGGCGGTTGCTGGTGGGTAAACGTAGAAGGTCTTTGGGTCGCGTGCGTCGAACATGTAGTGCAGGATGTTCACGGCGCCAGTCAGGTTGTGCCAGCCTGGGGTTTGCGCATCGAGGATCTGGCGCGGTACAAGGCGAACGGCGCCTTTGGTTGAGGTTGCTGCCATGTTGCGTGTGATCTCAATCAGCTTGGCCGGAAGCGGCGCCAGGGCGGCATTGCCAGCAGCATTTGCTGTGGCACTGTCCAAGTCTTGGCGTGACCCTGCGGATAGCGTCATCGTCGTCGTGGTGTTCATCGCGTCTGGTCGCACCTTGACGATGGCACGTTGGGCGTCGTTGAGCCAGCGGATCAGTTCATTGACTGGCCAGCGTACCGATGTCTGGTCTTGCAGAATGTCCGTGGCACGTTGAACAATGGATTGGGCAGTGATGGTCATAGTGGCTCCAGGCTAATGCGCCAAGAATCACACTTATCCGCTCGGAGTCAACGATTCAAAGGTAACTTGCGTGGCTGCGCATCTTGCGCGCTATGAATCCGCGCGACACCTTGGCTGCAATGGTTGAAATACGGTTGTTGAACTGCTGCTGCTCTGCGATTGCGCTGTTTGGGTCGGTGAAGTCCTGCGCTGGGATGCGCTGGATGGACGCCACAGCACCGTGTGCCATGTCTTGCACGTAGTCATTGCCAATCATGTCATCAATGGTCGTGGCAGTGCGTGATGGCGCAAGCACTGCATCCACTTGAACCGTGATGCCGTTGGTTTGCAGTGGGTAGATTTGCAGCGTCTTGTTGTCTTGTGTGAAGCAGAAACTTTGCTGCGAACCGGAGCGCGCGAGATCCAGCCCGTCAATCGAATCAACCAGTGGCCAATTGATGCCGCCAACAGCCACAGATTTCACTTTGATGATTTGCTGACCAGCCTCTTGGTCCATCTCGATTAGATTGTCAGTGCCATTGCAGGAAACCGCATCAAGCGTCTTTTGCCAGCATGATGTCCGTTTGCAGAACTCCATGGCGGCCAGGCGCACATGATGGTCTACCGTTGGCAATGGGCAGCCCATCACATACGGCAAGACGTAGGGGTAAAACTCACTCAGAAGCATCTTCGTACCGCCTTGCAACGAGGTAGGTCAGTTGTGACCTGATCTTTTCATCAGGCATGCTTGACAACTCAGAGCGCGCCATGCCAAGGCTGTGCGCCAGGTGGCGAAGGTCATCACCGGTGAGGTGTGCCGGGTTGTTGCGTTGCTCAAACGTGAGCGCAGCCGCAGGGGTTGAGTCCTGCGGCTGCGGTAAAGACTGTCGCCAGCCTTTAGGTTTGCCTGACATTAGGCGTTCACGATGCCGACAGGGGCGGGAACCACTGTCAGGGATGCGCGAATGCTGATGCCGGCCGAAGTTGTCGCGCCACCCACCTTCAGGCCCCAGCTTTGAACTGTGGCCTTGGGAGGAAGTGCAGCGAACGACTTGGTGGCGCGCAACAGCACAGCCGTCGCCGCGGCCTGGGCAGATGCGAAGAACTCGCTGCCCATGGTGCTTGCGTCGGTGTTGGTGCCGTAGTCGCCAGACAAGATGCCTGCATCCAAGGTCACGGATGCGCCAAGGATGCCGGTGTGAATCACCAGATCCACAGGGATACAGCCATCAGGGATGCCGCCAAACTCAATGATCGAGCCAGCAGCAATGCCGCCAGTCGGGGTCACATAGTCGGCGGTGATCACGATGGGCTCGTAAGCATCTTCAGGCGTTGGCACATTGACCAGTGCTTTGGCTTGTTTCGATTTGTACAGTGCCATTTCAGTTTCTCCTTATTAAACGGCTGCGGTGTATGCGGTATCGACCGAGATCAAACCGTAGTCGAGGCCGTCAAACTGGCACTTGTCGGCGCCGAAAATCATCTCGAAGAACAAGATGTGATCGTGTTTGCGGTCGTCCATGTCTTCATCCAGGCTCACCGACATGCCATCGGCCATGCCTTTGGTGCCGTGTGCCACAGACACCGCATTGGCGCCCATGAACAACGAACGGGCAGCAGCAAAGTTGGTCGATGCACCGTAGTCGCTGAATTTCACGCCGACTTCGCACTCATCAAGCAACACGCCGTTGAACATGCCAGCGCCGCCCTTGAAGATTTCAGACTCTTTGCCAATGGCAGCGGTCAAAGCCTTTTGAGCCTCAAACCAGCCCTGGGCGCCGACGTCATCACGAATGTCTTGCATCACTTCAGGTAACACAGCCAGCACAAAGCACTCTTTCCCACCCTTGCGGATGGGCGTCATCTTCACGCCGTTTTGCTTTTGTCCCAGCAGCTTCTTGGCTTTGGTGCGCAGCTTGTTGACGGTGGCAAGTGTCATCTTGTCGGTCGTCAGCAAAGTGGCTTTCACCTTGTCGCCAGCGGTGCCGACAAACAGGTGACCAGCATCCGGGGCGCGCAAGGCGTTCGGATAACCAGCGTAGTCAGTGCCCAATTGCTGAATCTCGTCACCGACACCGCGGGCACCGGCTGCGGCACAGGCAATGGTTTCTTCGTACAGGTCTTTGATGTACTCGGTCAGCTTCTCGCGGCCTTGCTGCTTCAGGTTGAAGCCAACACGCGACTGCTCGATGCGGGCACCGATGTTCACGCCATGGCGGAACTCATTGATACGCATCGTGTGGGCGCTGTGCTGCAGGCGGAACTCTTGACCGGACAATTTCTTGCCTTCAGTGATAGGCGCGCCGCGAAGTTTGGCCACCAGTGCGGTAGTCACTTCATCGCCGGAACCTTTTTCAAGCTCGGTCTTCTTGATCACCGCAGAACGGGAACCTTCAGGGCCTTCGAGCCGTGCAAAGTATTGGTCCTTTGCTGCATCTTCTGCTACTGCTGCAGCCCACGCTTTTCGTTTGTTTGCGTCGGCTGGCAGAATTGTCGTACGTGCCATGGTATCTCCTTAAAAGCACTATTGACTCACTCCAGCGAGCCGACAAACACCCCACGAATGGGGCTACGGAAAACGGGGCAAATCGCCAGTCTTATCTGGCCTGTCTACCCTTACGGATTGACTGGCCTGGATACGCACTCGCGCCTTGCGTCCATCTTTGGATTCGAGTATTAGCACAATTTTCTCGGAGTCAACACCATTGATGCCGCGCAGGCAAATCGACTCGCCCACGCGCATTTCCATGACCAAACCGGATTGATGTGCCATGCTCTTTTATGCCTCGTCCAGCAAGGCTTTGCGCTGGTTGGGTGACAACTTGGCGAAGGCATCCTGGTACGCCTGGCCAGACAGTCGGCCAATCTGGTCCAGCATATTGCCGTTGGCATTGGGTGTAGATGCGGTCGGCATGTTGCGCAGGGTGACAGGTGGCTTTCCTTCTGGAATGCGGCTCTTGACAGCCTGCTCCACCACTTGGCCTTTGGTCGTAATGCCACGCAATGCCAGCACCACCTTGTGCGCCTCGGCCAGCATGTCGGCATAGTCCTTGCCTGCGTTGTCTGTGTCGCCCAGCACGGCGCCGAGCGCCATGTCAAACTGCTTTTGTGCCTTGGCGTCTGTGGAATAGTCCACCTCGGCCTTGGTCTTGGCAATCAGGCGCTGGATCTCGCGCTGCTGGTAAGTTGCTTGTGACTGCACATTGGCTTCTTGCAGTGTCTCGGCCCGGATGCGCTGTGCCGTCATGTCTTCGAGCGAGTCGCTGATACGGGCCTCTTGCTCGGCAAACTCGTCCGCGTCCATCTCGCCGTCCATCAACTTCTTCATCAGGCCGGCCTTCTCCTTGACCAACTCGGCACGCTTGGCCTTGTAGTCGGCAGGCATATCGGTCTTGTAGTCAGTTGGCGCCGGTGCTTGCTCAACTTCTATTTCAAGGGACGCTAGCGTCTCTTGATCTTCCGCTTCCTGCTCGGGGGCTTCAATGACCTGATCCGGGTCGGCAATGGACTCAGTTTCTGGCACTTGTTCAACGACTTCGGTGTCATCATCATCGCCAAATGGGTCATCACCACGGGACTTTGCGGCCTCAATCTCGGCCAGGACGCGGGTTTCTTCGGGGGTTTTCATGGGTGTAGCACTCCAGCGCTGTTAAAAAATGGTTACATCAAACTCGGGTCAACGCCATCAGCCATCGGCGTCTGGCTGCCCGTCATACCGCCATCCATCTGTTGCATGGGTGGCGCTTGCTCTTGCATCGGCTGCGTTGCGTCTTGAATTGGCACACCGGCATCAATCATGGGCTGCCCACCCATGTCCTTGAAGCCCGCAGATTTCAGCAACTCGTCAGCAATCGGGGTGATCTGTGGCGCCATGGCCAGCACTTGCGCAGCCTGGGCGCTCAAGTACAAGCCTTCCAGGCGCTTGGCCATCGCATCAGCTTCCAGCTTCTCGCCTTTGGCCTGCGACTCACGAATGTCAGCCTGAAGTTGCGCCATCTGTGCGTCAAACTGCGCCTTGGCCACCTGGGCTTGCTGCTCCTTGGCGGCTTGCTGCTCGGGTGTCACCTTGCCATCGCTTGAGGTCTGGCCGTTGACTTGCCGGATGCGTGCCAGGATGGTTTCTTTCTTGGGCAGGTTCGGGTGCATCTCAAACACAATGTCGAGCATGGCAATCACAATCTGTGGCGCCGCGCTGGCCAACTGCGTCATGACTTGCATCAGGCTCTCGAAGGCAGACTCTGCGTAAGACTGCTTCCAAGCCTGCTCACCCACAATGAAGTGTGCGCTGCGTTGCGTGATGTCGTTGCCATAGGTGCCGTCGTCCTGCGGCTCGTTGAGCGTCATGTAGTCGTACTTGCCCACATCTGTGGCCGTGCGAACCGTGATCTTGTCGGTGATGAACTGCTCGGCCAGGCTCAGGGTCATCTCGCCTTCCATCTGGCGCGCGAACAGTGTGTTGTCGAACAACTCCATGGTCAACAGTGAGCCCTGCTCTTGTTTGGCCAGCACCGCCTTGCCGCTGATGCTGTTGGTGTCCAGGCCACGGTTCTCGCCGTTCACGCCGGCCATCATGCGAATGGATTGAATGTCTTGCTGTGCCAGACCAAGCTGAAACTTCGCCTCTTGCTGGTTCGGCCGGTCGCGCACCTTGTTGCCGGCCAGGGCGCCACGGGCAAAGATGGCCGTGCCGTCCGGGCTGTCAAGCTCTTGGCGCAGTTCATCAATGTCCATCACTTCGGGGTTGAACGCATCTTCTTCCAGCCAAACCTGATTCACGCTGGCCTCGTACAGTGTGCGGCTCATGCGGTGGTTCAGCGCCTCTTGCGGGCCAATCAGTGGCCAGATCGGGCCATACGGCAAGCCGGTTCGCTTGTTTCGGTAGGCCCAGACTGGCACAAATGGGAAGCGGTCGTGCTTGAATGGGCTCCATGACTCGATCAGCATGTCCTTCTCGGTCATGATGCAGCAACTGATCTTGAACGTCACCGGGTCGGCAATGCCAAATGGGCCGGGCTCGGTGTTGGTGAATGGCTCGCGGCTCCAGCATTCCAGCAACATGACGCGCTCTCGGGCGTTGAACATGTCCACTGGCTTGGTTGTCATGTAGTCGAGGTCGTCATTGCCAACGCCAGCGAAGGTGTCGAGGCCTGCGATCAAGCCAGTGCCGCCCAGCCAGTTCTTGAACACCTCGGCATCGTCGCCCGTCTGCACACAAGCCTCAAGCTCGACTTTCTTCTTTGGGAACAGGGCAATGGCCACGTCCAGGTCAACAACCTTGATGCGAAACAGGTAGCGCGCGTCAGTCAGGTCGCGCTTGGTCGCTTGTGAGTCCCACAGGATGTTGCGCCACGACTCGGCGCCAATGTAGATCGGCGCGCCAGATTTGTCGCCACGCAAACCCACTTCAAGCCAGCCGACGCCGGCCTTGCACGCATCCTCAAACGCATAGCTGCGCTCAAAGGTGGCTCGGTTGGTGTCATCGAGGTACTTCAGCAGCTTGGTTTTGTTGGAGGCGTCGTCGGTTGCCTCTTGGCCCTGCTCGTCGGCCACGACAAAGAAGTCGATGCGGGCCTTGCGCTCGGTGCCTATCAGCCAGTCGATGGTCGGCTTGACCTCGTTGTAAACCACGGGGTTTTGGCCGCGGTCGCGCACTGTGCCTGCATCTTCATGGTTCCACTGGTTTCCGTCATAGAACGCTTCGCATTTGGCCATCAGTGACCGGTTCGTGGATTGGCGTGTTGCCTCTGCCAAGAACCAGTTCTTGCGTTTCTCGTGGCGTTCGCTCACGCTCACCTCATCCATTTTCATGCCGTTCATATCGAATGTTCCTTGATTGTTTTGCCGGTTGACTTGTCGGTAACAGTCATGTCCCAAAGTGCCGGCGTCTCGAATGAATCCTTGATGATCTTTGGCGCCACTGGCATCGTCACCAGCTCGGGCGCAAACGTCACCACCACGTCAACCAGGGCGCTCAAAGCCTCTTTGTCGTTGATGTCCTTGTCCAGCACCGGCAAAGCCAATCGTGCCTCACGGATGCAATGCTCACTTGGGCCGCCAGTGCACTTGTCATTGCTGTTGAAGCCGACGAACTCACTAATGGCGCGCCGGCCAATCACCCACAAACCCGAGCCCTCGCGGCTGGCAAACACATTGGAGGCTGGCCAGATCACCATGGCAGGCTGCGACTTCTTGCCCTCGCCAATCCATTCCAGGCTGCAGACAAAGCCACGGTGCACGCGGGTTTTCCATGAATTGCCACCGGCTGACCACATGGGCTGACCGGCAGGGGTGACGATGGGTGATAAATTCAAGGCTATCTCCAGCTTCTGGTGCGGTTTTTGAATGATTCGAGCTTGTCGGACACGTTGTTGCTCATCAGATCCACGGCTTGGCCAAGGTATCGAAAGGCATCAGCGGAGTGGCTGAACTCATCGTGCAGTGGTGCGCCAGGCTCTCCAGTGCGTTGGTTGACATCGCGTCGGTAGCGTTTCAGGCACTCCACCAATCGTCCTGTCTTGGTCTTGTCGAAGTAGCACTTGGGGAAAGCCATGCGCGCGGCCTTCAGCCCTTCCTCGATGCTGTCAACTGGCAACACCTCCACCTTGCGGCGCATGTCGGTCAACTGTTCTTCTGTGCTTTTGCCGGTTTGGAAGTTGCGCGTGCGGCCGTCGTGCGGAATGAAGTCGATGCCGTAGCGATACGGGCGCTTGTCGATCTCTGCCACATACCAATCCAGCGTCCGGTTTGATTCCTCAATGTGGTCGATGATGCGAATGTCCATGGGTCCGCGCTGAACGAACAGGATGACCATCGAGTCGTTCCAGCCCAAGTCCCACACGGTGTGCACCGGCAACAGCGGGTCATACGGCACGTCACGCACCCTGTTATCAGCGAACAGTGCATCTATTTCGTGGCGGTAGATGGCGCCTTCAGCCACGCGAAGCGGCTTGCCTTCCCAGATGTGCTCGTAATCCTCTTTGAGCATGGTGCGCTCGGCCTTTTGGCGCTCGTCGTCCAACACCTTGGGGAACCATGGGTTGTCGCGCCAATTGATCTGCTGAACCCATGTGTCTTCGCTTGGGGTGGCAATGAAGCGTTGGTAAGTCTCGTCGCTGTCCATGTCGGGGTTCAGCGTCAGCCATATCTCTGAGCCTGGCTTGCGAATGGTTGGGATCAATGTGTCCCATGACTTCTTTGAAACCCCGTGGGCTTCTTCGATCCACACCCGGTCGCATCCCTCGAAAGATTTTATGGAGTCCACTGTGTGCGATTGCAGTCCGGCAAAAAGGAACATGGAGCCATTGCGCCCGCGGATCTCTGTGTCCAGAACCTCGAACTCGTCGGTGAGGTTCATGGCCACAATCTGGTCCTTCAGCAGCCGGTGAACAGAGTCTTTCATGGACTTTTGAATCTCACGGGCGCACAGGATGCGCAGGGGCTCGTCTGTGGCCATCAAAAGCAATGCTCTGGCAACTCCCCACGACTTGGCACCACCTCGTCCTCCGTGGAGCGTTTTATATCTCCGTGGCTTGAACAATGGCAGCAGCTTCATGGGAAACTGCGCCTTGATGGCAACCACATCACTCATAGCGCGCGGGACTCAACATCGACAAACTCAAGGGTGATGCGCTTTGTCTTGGCTGCGTCTGGTGTATCGGCCATGGATTCAATGCCAAATGCCTCGCGCTCGCCCTTGCGGACTTTCTCATCCACGTCGGCCAGCTTCTTCAGGTCATCGACCAGTGCCGACCGTCCCATGGCCTTCCTCATGGCGTCATTGGCCCGGTCGATGCCGTTGTCGTCCGGGTTGCGCACCATCTCGATCACTTCGGCCAAGTCAACCATGTTGGCGGCTGCCTGGCGGATCTGATGTAACAATTGCTGCTTGACTTCTGTGATGTCGCGCAAGCCTTGGCGGTGCCCAAGAATTACCATCACATTCACATCAGCAGCGGAGGCGACTATGTTGTGGACTTCTTGTAGACCGTGCTCCACCTTGTGGACATCTTTTGTGGACAATTCATCAACAAGCTCGTCGGCTGTAGGTTGCTGTTTGATAGCCGCCAGTTTTGATGCTGTGGCCTGCTTGATGGCAACGGAGAGGTCTTGTGTCCAGCCGAGCTTCTTCGCCTTGCGTGAAATTAGGCTTGGGTCTGCGCCATGTTTGGCGGATAGCTCTCGGAAGGTGAATCTGGCAGTGCGGTAATCCCGCTCGATAGCATCCCAGTCTGCGCGCTTGGCTTTGGGTGGTGCTATCGCTTTCGTCGCACTCTTGCGCGCCGTTGTTGCCATGGGATTGTCCTGATGTGGGTATCAGTCAATCATGGGTGGAATTATTTCGGAGTCAAGACAGCGTTAATCCATGGCTATGCCGGGTGACGATGGTGAAGTCACTGTCTCCATTGATGCTGCTCTTCTGTCAGTCCATCAACCAAGTGCCAAGAGGGGCAGGTCATCGCAATATCGGCACAGGCTGTCACATTCCGGCTATTGCTGTTCCAGTCGCCTTACCAACGCTGGAGTGTCACGGTGGGTCGTTCCGTGGCACATCGCTATCCTGGGTGCGGCGACGACATTCGCCCGTTTGCTGCGTCGGTGGCGCCCTGACCACAAACGCAAAAGCCTTTACTGCTGCGCTCCGGTGCCGGAATCACCTCCCATTAAAGGGAAGAACGCATGAGTAAAGGCTCTGAGCGATTGTCGCAGTGATTCCGGCACGTTGACAAGAGAAAGTTTCAGAGATTCCTGTTCGGAGTCAAGGGTGTTGCAACATGTGCAACTTCGCCATCTCAAGATTGTTTAGCGCGCTCTGTGTGCAATCTTCTAACCACTTCTTTGCTTGCGGGGTCTGCGTGGCTTGGGCATTCTGTTCATGCCATGCGATCTGATCGCAATAATGGCAAGAAAGACGCTTGGCGCCTTCGAAGTGTTCGCTTGAGTGTTGCTCTCTTGTGTGTCCACATTCAAGCAATGCGTACCTTTTGCTGTAAACCTTTTTCACCAAAGTTGTCTCTGTAATGGATGCGCCATTTTTGTAATCAAAACGCTTTTCCTTTAAGACTTTCGTTGATTCATTTGAAAACATGTATGTTTTCTCTACGGCTTTCATTGCTGTCATTTTGTTTCTCCTTGGAATACTATACCCAATACACCGCCCCCTGCTTCCTCTGATCCCACTGCACTGTGCGCGTCACCACCAGGCGCTCGATGTGCTTGCGTGCCTTGGTCTTGGTTTCCCGGCAGGCGTGCACCACGTCTGGGTGCGACTCGATGGTCCTGGCGCTTACTGGCCCCATCTGCTCGATTACCGTGGCAATGATGGTCAACGCCTCCTGAACCGTCATTCCAGCCCCTTCAAGTGGTCCGGCCGGCACAGCCCCATCATCTTCTGGTGCTCCTTGTGCTCTTTGCTTTCGCAGTCCTCGCAGAAGTTGAAGGCGTGATTGATGCGGGGCTCGCCGTCCACAATCAGGATGATCTTCTGTTCCCCTCTGTTGTTCTGGGTGGCTGCTGCGGAATAAAGGTACTCAATCCAATGCACGTTGTTGAGAAAGCATGGCGGCGGTGGTGGCGCCAGGTCGTCTATCGCATCTTTCAGGTTGAGTCTCGACATAGCTCTCCTTGGGTGCGAAATCGCGTTGAGGTGGAACAAGTGCCAAAAACTCAGCACATACGCCCGCGAATTACAACCGTGAAAACCCTAATGTCAACCCAGTGTCTTGGGTTTTTGTGCATCATTCATCGCGCATCCTCCATGCGCATAGTCTGTGCGCATGATTTGCCATCAGCCTCCAGCATGTCAGCAGCATCGCTCATGGCCTGCTTGTTGTTGTCATCCTCGTCATAGTCACGTAGCCGTGCAATCAACTCAGCCCGTTCGCCTGTTGGCTCAGGCTTCATGTGGCAATCGTCGTCAGCAGCAACAAGGGCTACCCATTTGCCCTGCAATTCGTCAAAGAAATTGCGGAAACAAAACACCGTCCCTTCTCCGTCGAAATTCATCTTGAATCGCATTCCATTCAGCAGGTACGGCCCAACTGTTTTGGATTCCTTAATAGTTGGCTCTGCCAGTGCATCATGCAAAGCTTGCACGGCATCCGCATGTTCCTTCCAGCCAATCCGGCAATAGTCGTCATCACCCATCCTTGGGTCGGGTGTTGACTTTGACAGCGCACCAAGCGCCTGCTGTGCGGCTTCTTTTAATTTGCTCATTTCAATTCCTTTAGCTTTTCATCAATGAGGCTGCCCAATAGTTCAAGAAACTCTACGTTGTCCATCCTGTTCAGTTTGTACTTGGCTAAATCCATTGCATCGCACCAAGGTATATTGTTTTTTGCATACCCGTGGGTTAGGTTCGCATAAACGTCGTCTTCTATCGTGCTCATTTCAAACCTTTCAGTTGTTTTAGTTCATGCTTAAAGTCGTCCCAGCCGTCGCTGACATAGCGTAGAAAGTAAACTGGAAGGACTAGCACAACTGCCATGTACAAGACAAATTTCATTCGATGGTCTAAGCACCACCTTACCCAATTTCTCATTTCATACTCCTGATTGCAGCGGCGCAGTTATGCGCCCCACCAAACATCCCTTGATGCACAGTCTTCCCATTTACAGTAAGCAGTGTGCTTTCTGATATATCTTTATACGCACTCTTGAGCGCATCACACACTTCAGCAGCCTCGCTCAAAGCCACCTCGCGGGAGGCTTGCCAAACCTCCCAGCACAGGCTGGTGTGTGTCCACATATAGTCATCGCCGTCACGCTCACAGATCACGCCCTCGGATTCGCATAGCGCCTCAAACGCTTCTCTTGATTTGTCGTTGCTCATGCGTTGCTCCCAACGATGTATTGTTGCTTCACCGTGTCTTTGATACCGTAACGCTGCACTGATGCGTGCTTACGGACATAAGCCATGATGACCTTGCCAAGCTCCTTCACTTCGTCAGTAGTCATATCCAAGGCCGAATCATCACCACCTACCTCATCTGCGATACGCTCAAGAAGCATGTCAAACACATCACAGCCAACGTTTTGACTGATGCAATCCAGTGGATGCACGATCTTTGCCACCCAGTAGTCACGCGATTCTCCAAGATCACCATCAGTATCAATGTCGTCTTGTGCCTCGCCATGGGCTGCTGATTCTGTTTCGCAGTGGCCTTTGTAATCTTCTTCATCTGTGCTGTAGCACCATTTTCCTAGTGGATCATTCATGATGGCTCCTTTGGCTGTGCGCCGGGTGCGAGATACACGTCAACCATGTCGATACAGGTGTCAGCGCAAACGCAATCTGTCACCCCTTGCAGACTGCACTTCGATATGATGGCTACAGGCTCCTGATTCTTGAGCGCAGCCAGCTCTGCACGAAGCTCGTCAATCTCAGCCAGCATTGCCACTGTTGCTCCTTTGACATCGTTGTCTAGCAGTTTGTCAGCCCATGGTTTAACCATTTTTCTTCTCCTTAGTTATCTTGCGCTGATGATTCTGGCCTGCATCGAAACCAACTTTCCATGCGTGGCTTAGCATCCATTCCAAGTCAAAAGTTTTACGTCCTGCTGCGGATTCTTGTGCATTTGTTTCCACCCACTTTTGGGCCATCTTGTAGGCAAAGTCTCTGGCTTTTTGTTGTTTGGTCATTTGGCTTCCTTCATGGCTTCAATTTCACCGATCACGGTGCAAATAGGGCAGTTACACCCACTCATGTCTTCCGGCTTTGTCATATCGCTGGCGTACTCAAGTGCATAGAGTGCTTTTTCCAGCAATGTCTGATACCGTGCAGCATCCAACGCAAGCCCAACCTGCTCACGGGTCAATCCAGCAATCTCCAGCGCATCGTTATCCATACGGATCGTCGCAGCAACAAGGTCACGCTCAAGGCGCTCGATGGTGGCCTGCATTGCAAGTTCGTTGTCTGTAATTTGAGTAATCATTTCGTTGCTCCTGATGCCCACTGCGTCCTTGGCTCGGCTGAGTGGCGCAGATAAAAGTGGATCAAATAGTTAAAAATCTGGATGTAGCTCATGCGAATGCCTGTGTCACTAACAAGCTTTTCTCGTATCAAATCAATGTCCTGATTGATGTTGACTGTGATGCGTTTAGTTGTCATGCCAGCATCTCCATCAAGCTGAGTGGCCGCGCCACAATAGGGCCAGTGCGGTGCATTGGTACCTCTGGTCTGGTTGGCTTAATCACTTTTGGCTTTCGTGTGGTGTTGTATTTGCGCTTGTCTTTTGGCATGGGACTTTCAAAAGTTTCAAGTGTCGAGAACGTGTGGTTGTTAGCGCATCGCCTGATTCGGTTGACTTCAGACGTGAGTTGTGCTGTCATCATGACTCGCATTGGGGTGTTGCAGGTTGGGCAGTTCATTTATCACCTCGTATTTGTTCTGCGCGGCTTCGCAAAAGATGCCGCATTGAATCTCTGGCTCGTCTTGGTACTTGCCAATTCCTACTGGCAGTTCATCAAGATATATGCGCTCTTGTCCTATGCGGGTCATCTTTACGCCAAGCGCTCTAGATGCACCAGCCATCATCCAAAATTGCGCTGGAAAATCTGTCTTGATCTTGTTCCAGTAGCCTGCGCCAGTGGCTTTGACGCAGCCGATACAGTTGTTGTGTTGGTAGCCCAACTTGTACATGACGGGCAATTCAATGCCCGCGTTTTGCAGCATCCCCAAGCAGTCAGCATGGCTCAAATTGTCATCAATCAGAGGCACATCACATTCGATGTTGTTGGCATCAATAAAAGAGTCATAGCGGTCTTGCTCTTCCGCGCAGTATCCGAACACATGGATGTCATTTGACAACTGAAAGTCTTCTCGCACCTTCTTCTTGAGCAGCATCGTGCATGGCGCTCCATTGATGCCGCTGATGTACTTTCGCTTTGTAATGACGTTGTAGATAGACCCGTCATATTCTTCTGCAATTAGGTTGGTGATCGGCAGGCCAAACCACTTTTCACAGTCAGCAGCAAAGCGCTCATTATCTGGATGCTCTTCCTTGACGATGCACCTGGCAATCACGATGTCATACAAAAACTTGTATTTTGCGATGGCGAGTTTTGTCGCAACAGCACTGGCAGCACCACAGGAAAACCAACATACGATTCTTTGTGTTGTCATTTGTCGCTCCTGTACATCCAATAGCCCATCACCAGCCACACAGCGCCGATTGCGAGTGCAATGAGACTGAGTAGGACGCCAAGGCCATTCATAACACACCCCCAATCACATAGCCAATCGCTGCAAGAATCATCACCAGCCCTAGCGTTTTGCCAAGCCACAACCAAGGGTTGACACTCTCAAGCTCTGGCAGCTTTGTTGGTCGCATCGTACCGTGTGTGTAATGGTTATTCCGGCCAGTCATTGCATTGCCCCATAAGCGCCATGCCCGCGAAGTGCATCCCTGATCGTGCATTCGTTGACACTGTATATATAGGCAATCTTCCCAAGAAGCATGCCTTCCGCCCTCATTTCCTTCACCTCCTTGACTTGCGGTGGTGAAAGTTTTGTGATCTGCCTGCCCCACTTCTCGTAGCGTGTTGACTTGTGCGTAAGGTGGTATTTGTAGACCCTTGAGTTAACTCCTTTGGCGCTTTTTTCAACGGCATGAATGGTCCGCGAAACCTCGCCAAACCGGTACATTTTTGCGACTGTTGTTTTTGCTGACTTTTTGACCATGCCCGTGCCGCGCTCAATTTCAGCGATGGTTGAGTGGTCATTTCCTTGCATCATCCATTCGGTGACGATCTCGGCCATGGTTTTTTCTCCGTTTGGCCTGCGTCCATAGTTTGGCTTTGTGCTCCGAACGGTAGGCACATAGCAGCCAAATGGGTTGATGCCATTGGCGAAGGTGGTTTGTGGTTGCATCATGCGGCCTCCCTTGTAGCTACGGCGTATGCGGCGCGGGCCTGTGTGATGCAGTCGTCACGATCAAACACCTTGTCGCCTTGTGTCAGTTGAAAAAGGATTGCCCGAAGTGCAGCCGCCATTTCAGGTGCGGCGGCCATCATGCGGGCGTCCGGGTGAATGACAAGCTGGAACCAGGATTTGTGATGCTCGCGCCCGGTAGCGGGTGAAATCCAGTCTGGCTTATCGCAAAGTCGGTCCATCAGGTTCATGCCATCCTCGGCGGTATCACGAAAACGAGGAACTGCGCCGCCCATGCCCCAGCGGGAAAAGTCCATCACCGTCAGGTCATACTGCGGGCGACCACCTACAAGGTGGACGCTTTTGTGTGCGGCATTGAATTCCCAGCGCCACGGTCCTGGTGTGTGGGTTGTCATAGTTGAATCTCCCCGCCAAGTGCCGCCAGTAAGTCGGGGATCATCTTGCGCAGTTCGCCCGTGGCAATGGCCACATCAGCATCAAAGCCATCTGCCTTGCCGTCCCCGGCGTCTTCAAACACCACATCAAGGAACGCCAGTCGCTTGATTTGCATGTCCGTCAGCACGAATGAAACCCGGTCGCTCCACGTCATCGCCAGCTTGGTCGGCATCTTTCCGGCCATGATGTGATCTGGAATCTCCCCAATGTCCAGGCTGTGCTTGCTGTACTTCACCACGGCTTTTGATTCGTCGCTGGCCTTCAGTTCGCATTCGCGGTCGATGCTGAAGCCGAATGGGCCTTCTTGCGCCAGTAGCCAATCGGCCATGCGCGCGCTTGGCGATGACTTGGTGTTGACCATGCCCAGGGTCAGCCCTGGCACAGCAGAAATAAGCGCTGTAACCACATCGTCTGCCCTGCCCTGGCTGGTGGTATCAATCGCCAGAAAACCAGCGTCAACGTCAAACCACACCAGTGTGGCCGACTGCTTGGTGAAGGCGTGCGGAAGCAGTTCAAGCCGGATTTCATCTTTCAGGTCGCGGGTTTCCTTCTTCCCAGGCTTACGCCCTGTTTGCGCCTCAATCTGTACGCATCGCTCTGCCGCCTTGCGGTTGATCACATCTGCCGGCACTGCTTTGGTTTCCGTCATCAGCTTCATGATCCACTGGCCACCGATTGATTCGATCAATGCCCCATTGACTTCACGCGGTGCCATCCACCCCATAGACTTCTCTTGCGATGGTGAGCATGGTGTAAATGTGTGCATGGCCAGGTCATCACATGCGGTTGCGATGTCCATGTCGTTGGCTTGGATGCGGTAAATGATTAGGTTTTTGAACATGGGGTACTCAGTAAATGGGTTTGGTTTTAGGCTGCAACTGACTCTGATACATACTGGATGTGGCGCACAAGCTCTCGGCAAATCAACGGAAACAGTCGGGTCTTGTACAGCTTGGCGCTCTTGTCTGTGGCGCATGGCTCAAAACCCAACTCAGACAAAAACACCGCAGTCACGGCGAATCCAAGGCGTTCGCTGATTTGCCCAAGGCGCATCGTTTCAACAGATGCCATTGCATCACTCAACTCACTCTTGATGAACGACCCAAGAGAATCAACCGCCTGGATTGGCGTTGTAGAAAGCATGGTCGCTACTGCGTTGTCGAATTCCACAGTCGCTGCAATCACAAGCGGGTGCTCTGCTTGCGCCCTGGCAATGGCCTCATTACTGACCCGCTTGGCTGCTGCGTCGGCCTGTGCTTGTGTGTGTGCGTCATCTCTGGCTTTGGTTGTCGCTGCTGCAATCTCTGCATCAGCGCGGGCCTGCGCCTTGATTCGCTCCTGCTCGGCAATGCGGGCGGTTTCTGCTGCGATGCGTGCGGCTTCCTTTGCCTGGTGGTCGGCGATACGGTTCTTGATGGCCATGGCCACAAACTCAGGGTCTTTGAGTGCCAGTTGCTTGCGGTCGTAAAACAGGAAGCCAAAACCCTCCTGCTCGTTGATGGCCTTCAGGTTCGCTGTGATCTTGTCGGCAATGGCATTCGCTTCAATCTTGCAACGCGCAAGTTCCGTGTTCACTTTGTCTCGCATGGAGTCAATGCTTTTCAATCCCTTCACTGCGCTACTAAAGTCGCCGACGATTTGCGGCATAGTAGTTTCACCAAATCGGGCATCAAGAGCTATCAAATGCGTAACCAACGCGGCGGCTGCATCGCGCACAATGGCCGTCTTGCGATTGTCCTTTTCCACTTTCACCAACCTGTCAACCAACAGGCGATTGGTGCGGGCAGTGTCGCGGTACATGGCCACAGTACGGCGCATGGAGTCAATGCTTTCTGTCTGAGCCAATGCACCTGATTCAGCAGAATCAAGCGCGTCCTCGGCATTTTTCAGCGTCTTGACGGTTGCCTCTAGATCAGCAAAGTCCTGATCTGTTTCTGGGTTTAGGTTGATTTTCTCCACATAGGCCGTCAAAGCAGCGCCGAACGCTTGCAGGTTGTCAATCAGGGCAATGGAGCCATTCACCTGAATGCTGACTGCTGGCAGGCCGAACTGTGGGGTTGCAGCGGCTTTGACTTCGGCGGCTTGTGGGACATAGGCGGCAAGGTCGGCCTCAAATTGAATCCAGCCATCAAGAATCTTTTGACGGAGCTCAAAATCAGGGTAATACCATGCGTGGCGTTCTTCGACCAGTTCGTCGCCCTTCCATTTGGATGCCATGAACAGGCATCTTTCAGCACCTGCCACAAGCAATTGCTGCTCCATTTGGACGCGGTATTGCAAGGGAAGTGCCTCAATTGGAAGGTCTGGGTGCATGCACTCACGCAGTTCAGCATTCAGTGACTTATGCTCAAAGTTCACCTTTCGGTCCATCGTCAGGCCATCAAAACTGGCACTCAGGCGCTGCAGACTTCCGACTACAGGGTACAAGTCGTCTTCAATGATGTCTTCAGCCAATGGCCGGGCCATGGCCTCGAAGCGGTGGCCGTCGTCAAACCGGCTTTGCGTGGCCGCATCAACATCGGGCGTCATGCCGGTATGCATCTCATGCAGCAACTGTGTGCGTGTTTTGTATGCGCTGCAGCCCATCATGGCTGGTGCATCACTCGCATTAAAGTGAGTAGCGCGGTAGGCCAGCCACTGGGGTGTTCCCTGGATCAATTGATGTATTTGCATGGTTACTCTCCTTCCATTTCACGGACAAATTCATCGTCCGCAAGTGTTGTTGGTGTGCTGAGTGAGTTGATGGCATCCATCTGCGCGGATGTCAGCGTGTATTTGCTTTGCAGCATGGTCATCAGGTCGGCCACTTTCCCGCCATTGGCCACGCTATCGGCCCACTTCGGCAACTGCGCGTCAAACTTCTGCTTTGGCATGGCCGGCAATGCTTTGGAAATCTCTCCGGTATCAGGGTCTACGCGCTTTGGCTGCTGCTGCGCTGTTGCTTCGAGAATGCGATCAGCCTCATCGGCGTCATAGATGCCGCCAAACCCAAACGCCATGCGAGCGCACTGGATCATGGCTTTGTGGCGCGAGAACCGCTTGGGGTGCGTCTGCCATGGGCCTGCAACCGTGTAGCCGCCATCCTTTGGCCTGAACGGCGCCTTGTACACCTCGTCCAAATACTCCCGGATCACCGTTGGGTGCGATCTGTCTTTGCGGTGAATCACGCACTCTGTCCAGGTTGGCGCTGGGCTGTTGGCGCCATCCATCATCACCATTTCCTCTGCGAAGTTGAAGTCCATGCCATCGAATGCCGGGTGGCTATTGATGATGCGCGACCATCCATCTACGCTGACTACTGGAATGATGCCGTTTTTCTTATCTGGAAATGCGTAAATCTCCTTTGTCCAGGGGTTCAGCCCGTATTGTCCAGCCACGATCAACAAGGCACTCAACTGTGCGTCAGAGACATCACCCTTGAATGCTGTGGCCTTCAGCACGTTGTAAAGCTCCTCGCTTTGGGGAAGATCAAACCGCGTTGCAAGCTGGTTGATCTGTGTCGTAATCAAGTTGCTCATTTTTTACTCCTAAGTGTTTTCAATGCAATCCGCGCGGACCCAAGAATCCCATTGCCTGCGCGGCGGTAAATCAGGTACAGGTTGATGATGGTTTTCATGCTGCCCTCCAGGCAATGACCAAGTAAGGCGAAGCAACCAGTGCAGCGCAGCCAATCACAATCCAGATGCCGTCCCAGTCAAACAAGGGCTCGTCTTCAGTGATGATGTGGCTGGTGTATGGGCCGAAAGCCTCATCCAAGGTGCGTGCATGACGCTTTGTGGTGGTGTTCATGCTTCGCAACCTCCTGTAGCTTCTTGAATCGCCTTACTTGCTGACTCGATGTCGCGCTTCAGTGCCGGGTACATCGCTGTGCCTGAAACTGCTGGCTCCAGCTTTTGGACAACCCAACCTTTCATCCACTGAAGTTCACGCAGCAACGCGGCTTCGCGGGTTGTGAGTTCTGGGCGTTTCATGCTGCCTCCGATTCAGCGCGGTCAGCGGCGCGGTCGTACTCGTCATCCCACTTATCCATTTCCATGCTGCACAGTGCTTCTTCTTCGATCATGCTTCTCACTTCATCGCACAACACTTCGCTCGCATCAACGCCATTGATCAGCGCATAGATCAGTTCGATGCTCTCTGGATAGCTTTCATCACTGTTTGGGCCAGTGCCGCCGTCGTGTGCTCTTGTGTACTCAAGCAGGCAGTCAATCGTCAGTCCGTTGCTGCTGTTGAACTGGTACGGGTAGTAGATTCCACGGCCAACAACGGTTTGATCGTTTGGCTGAATGATTGCTGCTGGCTTCATGCCGCAGATGCGTGCGGCCATTGCGTTTACCGTGTCATAAGGTGAGTTCATTTGCTTCACTCCTGGTTAAACAGCTCGTTTGCTGCGATGTCTGCATTATCGGGTATCCGTTATCAGTAGTCAACGGTTTACCGTTATTTATTTTCATTTGTTTCTGACCCGTTGGTCAGTAGCACACACAACACGCAACTGGAGTGATCGGCAAGCCGCCCGCAACTGCCTAAAACTTAACTGTTACAAACTGTTACACGAATTGTTGATGCTTAGTAATGAAGTTTGGCGGTTTTTGATATATCAACTTCAGCCTCCCCCATATGGGTGATGGTCAAGCACTGTCGCCCAATTGACAATTCAAACCTTGAGAATAAATTGAGGGATGGCATGAAACATGCAGATAGAGAGAGAGAGAGAGAGAGAGAGAGAGAGAGTTCTATGCTGGTAGAACACAGACACAAGTTGACAAGGGTTAGATGCCGCAAGATTCACCGCACACTGGAAGTCAGCTACACAGGGGCAATCACACTGGATTCAATCGATGTGCTTGAAGCCCTGGTGCTGCCAAGCAGAGTGGGCATGAGCGTCTCCATAGACCGGCTCGATACTGCTCTGGTGTTGTTCGCTGGCCCAGTGCGCGTGTCGGCTGAGAATTACCCGCTATGGATACCGCCGTCTGCGATGATCGTGCCACACGACCAGATGCAGCGCGCTAGGGAGTTTTGCTCAATGCTGGCAAAGATCGGCGTGCTTCGGACTGCTTGGTTTCCTGAGCATCTGGATCATGCGATGCGGTGGGGTGAGGAGATAAAAAGGAAATCATTGCTTGCGTAGCGGCTTGCAGCGCGGAAGTTCGAAACACTGGGTCAATCGCCCGGTAGATCGTTCTAAGCGCAGATAAATCGTCATCATGTGCAACTGGTGATCCAGCAAGAAGCATCTCCCCTTCGCCTGTTGCCAGCCAGGCTGGGTTAACGCCACACGCCATTGCATAAGTAACTGTCTCAGCGGAGCCATTCCCCATGCGCTCTGCTGTGCTGATGGTGCTTTGTGGGATACCTGTTTTTTTAGACAGTTCCTCCTGCGTCAAGTCAGCGTGCTTGCGAGCTTGTCTGAGTCGATTGCCGTAGGAAGTAGCCATTTTTAGATACTACAACCAAGATGTATCTGAAAATCGTTGCACAAATAACGGATTGCCGTTATAGTCTGTGCATGAACTGGAAAAACGTAATCGCCGAAATCCAGCGTCACGGCCAAATGACGCAACCGCAGATCGCTGAGAAGGTCGGCTGTAGCCAGGCCACTATCAGCGACCTTGTGAACTCTAAAACAGACCAGCCGCGCTACCCATTGGGGGCTGCGCTGATAGAGCTTCTTCATGCCGTAACCCCTACCCACGGCGCAGCTCTGCAATAAGCAGCCCGTACTCAAAGATGCACACCTTCCTGATCCTCTCCAGCATGGCCGCAATGGCTTTGTCTGCCCACACATCGACTTCACTCATGTTGCCCCCAAAGGTTGTCAATGCCTGAATCATCAATCAAGCCTCAAGTTGTCACCAGCAACTTGCACAGCAAGATATTGCAGCGAATTGCGACTGTAAAAAATATCAGTGTTGCGCAGGCAATCTCTCACGATGAGGGGCATGTGAGCCGCATTACAAGTGGCGAGCGTGGCCTTCGTATCAATGAGATCGAGGGATTCTTTAATGCTATTGGAATGAAGGTTGTCGAGTGCAACGGACACATGGTGTCTGTTCCCGCAGAGGAATTGGCAGCACTGAAATTTTTGGCAAGAAAGGGCTTGCAATGACATCCTCACAGACCCTTGCGAATTCGCAAGCCATCAACATCGACGGCGCAGGCCACGCGCAATACCGAGGTGTCGCACTCGCACCTGTCGTGGCCATGAGTGATAAGGGCACTGAACCGCAGCGGCATTTGCCGTCAAGTCCCAATGCGGCTCTATCTCGCACAACTGCCCGCGACAAGATGCTGGCATTCAAACCTGGCTTCTCGCACAACTTCACCATGGACAAAGTGGAGCAAGTGCCAGTGAAGCACGCACGCGGGGCCATGAGGACGATATGAACATTCGCCTGGTCCTTGATGTGGCACCGCCTACGCCTGCGTGTTTTTCCAGCCGCACAGTTTGGTCGGAGTACCTTTTGGCGGCTCAGCGTTCTCGAAAAGTCCATGGCGCTCCCTTTGTGAACGGGATATTCAATCCTGCATGGAGCTTTTGCAAGGATTGTTCTGGCGAGCACAAGGCGTCAATGCAGGCATCCAGCAAGTGCCAGCCAAACAAGTTTCATAAAGAACGCCATGTCGGCGCCAAAAGCGAAGCCCTGTACAGCGCGAACTGATACAGGGCCTCTATCAAAACTAAGAAAGGTTTAGAGATGAATAAGGAGATTTTACATGGCTCGCATTAGGACAATCAAGCCCGAATTCTTCACAAGCGAAGATATTGTGGCGCTTTCTCCTCTGGCTCGTTTGCTTTACATCGCCTTGTGGTGCGAGGCGGACAAAGAGGGGCGCATGACCTGGAAGCCAACAACTTTCAAACTCCGCTACATGCCAGGTGACAACTGCGACATAAATGCGCTGTGTCAAGAAATCGTCGGGCGCGGCTTAGTCAAGCTGTACGACGATGGTCTTGCATACATTCCGTCATTTTCATCGCATCAACACATCAATCCACGCGAGGCCGCGAGCCAGCTTCCAGAACCACAAACTAAACCACGCGTCAGCACGCGTCAACCACGCGTCAGCACGAGTGCAAATCTAGATGTGCACGCGCAGGTAGGAAGGGAAGGGAAGGGAAAGGAAGGGAAGGAGGATAGCGCCGAGCCGCAAAGCGACTCCACGCCAACTCCTGTCGAACCTCCAGTGGTGATGATGCCATTGAACGACAACTCCGAATTTGCCATCTGCCAATCCATGGTGGACGAATGGAGCCAGACCTACCCAGCCGTCAATGTGGTTCAGGAACTGCGCGAAATGCGGACTTGGAGCAATGCCAACCCTGCCCAACGGAAAACATCGAGAGGTGTGAATGCGTTTGTCGTCCGATGGCTTGGAAAAGAGCAAGACAAGGGCGGGGGACGCGGGAGAGAAACCGCCAGCGTGTCAAGCTTGTTTGCAGGGGGCCGGTAATGCGCGGACAACACCAATTGATCGAAATGCGTGAGCAGCGCAAAAAGCCAGGGATTGTGTTTTTGAATGACTACCCGTGCGACGTGAACTGGCACACAGACCGCGATGCGGCCGTCACTATCTGCACGCATGGCGACCAACTGAAAACCATTGACCTGAGATTTCTTGTCGGCTTAAAGGTCAGCATCAGCAGCACTATCGAGCAGCGTGCAAAACAGTTGTTTGAGCTTGTGAAATTAAACGGCGCAGCAGTTGTGGCAGCTTGCCATGTACAGCCAGGCCAACACCCATCAAACCAATCTGGCTGGGCAGAGGTTTGGAGAAGCAACGGAGTGAATCATGGCTGAAGTATTTGACGACGACATTGACTTTTCGGTGTACATGCGCGCCACCGAAGCCAACGCGAAGGTACGCCCGGCATCTGCGTGGATTGACCACCTAAAGGACAGGCTTCGCAAAAAAGCAACAGAGAAACGCTACTACCTGCCGTGGCAAAAGGTTAATGATTGCTTTGACTTTCGTGCCGGTGAATTGACGATTTGGGGCGGAATCAACGGGCACGGAAAGTCGCTTGTTACGGCTTTTGTTGCCCTGTACCTGATGGCGCAAGGGCAGAAGGTTTGCATTGCGAATTTTGAACTGAAGCCACATCAAACCCTTGAGCGCATGGCTCGCATGTTTTGCGGCATGAATCCATTCAGCCCCGAGTTTCAGAATGATGATGGACTGGCATCCCTGGATGACCTTTATGAGCGCTTTGGAAAATGGTCAGACGGGAAATTGTGGATTTATGACCAGCATGGGACGGCCAATGCAGATCAAGTGATCGCTGTTACCAAATACTGCGCACGAGAATTGAAGATTGACCACATCTTCATTGACAACCTGGCGAAGTGCGTCAAAGGAGAGGATGACTATAACGGGCAGAAAGATTTCATCGACCAGATGTTTTCAACGGCGCAGGATGACCGCATTCACGCTCATGTCGTTCACCACATGCGCAAGGGCGCAAAAGAGACTGATTTCATTGACAAGAATGACTTCAAGGGATCGGGAGCTATTGCTGACCAGCCGGACAACCTGATAGGCGTCTGGCGTAACAAGGCCAAGGAAAACGACGCAAAGGTGAATGGCTCAAATTCAAAATTTGCTGCTGACCCTGATGTGGTGCTGAAGGTGTTCAAGCAGCGCAACTATGACGGCAATGTGGACGACGAGCCCCAGATAAATCTGTGGTTTGACCGAGATAGCTGGCAGTACAAAGCAAACCAAGGCGACCGACTTATCAACTTTGAAGATGTCAGCAATGGTGTTGCATCGCGTGCTTATTTCTGATGCAGATCGAAGACAGGATGACAGACCACTACACGCTCTCAGCCTGGGCTGATGGCGACAAAGCACTCCAGGCCGGCCGGTGGCCACACATCAAGTTGATGCTTGATTCGGCAGAGCCCGGCGTCAGAGCAGAAGTTATGGCGAGGTTGGAATGGCTTCGCAGAGAACAACAAACTGGAACTGAAAAATGATCATCCGCCTCCCCTTCCCCGCGCCGGAACTTTTCCCGAACCGCAAAAATGGAAAGCACTGGGGTGCAACACACGAAGCGCGCCAGGTGCAAAAAGACTCTGCGTTCTGGGCAGCCAAGCAGGCCGCAACGAACTATCTTGCGCCAGATGGGTTCATTCCATTGAGCTTGATGTTTGTCACGCCAGATAAACGCCACCGCGACTGCGACAACATGCTCGCTGCATCAAAGGCGCTGCTTGATGGGGTGGCACTGGCCATCGGTATTGACGACAAGCGATTCAAACCCGTTCTTGTGGATTGGGTGCAAGGCAACGATAAGGTGGGCGCATTGATTGCTGCCGTTGGGGTAAAGATCATGAGTGGGGCCAATTTATGAGCCAGCGTATGACCGTCACCATGTTCAATGCGCAGCAGGGCCACACCCAATTGTTGGCTGTGTGGATGCAGGCCAAAGCCATGCTGACAGCCGGGCACCGCATGGTGCTTGAGTTGCGCAAAGAAACCAGATCGGTTGCGCAAAACGCCCGCCTGTGGGCTATGTTGACCGAAATCAGCCAACAGGTGAACTGGTATGGCCGAAAGCTGTCACCTGAAGAATGGAAGCATGTTTTCAGCGCAAGCCTGAAAAAGCAAGACGTAGTGCCTGGTCTGGATGGTGGATTTGTGGTGCTTGGCTTGTCAACCAGCCGCATGTCAAAACCCGAAATGTCAGACCTTCAGATGCTTATGGAAGCGTTCGGCGCACAGCATAGCGTGAAGTTTTCTTTGCATGAGTGGGTAGATCAAGACACTGGCGAAATCATGGAGGCCGCATGACCAAGGCAGAAAAACGCCACAAGTCGCAACTTGCAGAAATGTGCTGTGTGATTTGTGAGCGCATCTATGGTCAGCACCCAGGCGGCAACGTCACGCTGCATCACTTTCGCTCGGGTGGGTGGGGTCGAGGCGACTACACCACCTTGATACCTCTGTGCCACAACCACCACCAGGGTGCAGAGGGCATTCACACGATGGGCACAAAAGCATGGGAGCGCCACTTCGATGTGTTGCAACAGGATTTACTTGATTTGACTAATGAAAGGCTTGCAGCATGACCTGCGCACTCAAAAACAGAGGTGAATTCAAGCGCAATGTCATTGTGCAAGATGGCCACTACATGGATGGGACGACACGTTACCCGCGCATGGTGTCAGTTCCGTTCCGCATGAGCCCGGATTGTGAATTCCAAAAAAACGACCTTTACCAATACCCGGACTGCATTGGGTGCAGCCTGAAAAAACCAAAAACAGAACTGGAGCCAGCATGAAGCAAACCGTCCAAATGGAACAAGTGCCAAAAATGAACCGGGAGCAGCGCCGTGCAGCTGTCCGTGCCAAGCCACCGAGGCCGGCGCGCAGGGCCGACCCAACATCCTCAATCCGTCTTATCCATAAGGTGCAGCCCTTCCAGCCCGGTGAGCTTGTTGAGAACCACATTGAAACCCGTGACGCCTTTGAGCGCCTGCGCACCGGGAAAGGCTCCAGAGAAGACTTTGACCGGGTGAGCATGACCATGAACATTGGCTTGGTGATTGCAGAGCGCATTGACCAGAGCATTGTGAACACCATGATTCTTGGGCAGGCGGCCATGATGCGCATGCGTGACCGATACACCCGTGGCCTTGTGCTTGGATTTGATGCTGTTGGCCTGGTTGATCTTCCAAAGGCGCTCGCTGACTACGAAGACATTGCAGATGCACAGTCTGAAATGCAAATCACGCAAGCTGTGCGTGAGGCATACCGGCGCTGCACTGATGGCAATGTGCTGACTGCTGAGTGGGCAAACGAAGTAATGAAAAGGGCAGTGAAATGACAACAGAAATTGACCGCGTGATTTGGCGCCCAGACCTCTACCAGTTGCTTGGCGTTGGCAGTTCATGCGTGACGAAGTGGCTCAAGGCTGGAAAATTCCCAAAGCCTGACGTGGCACTCAGTCAGAAAACCATGGGCTGGAAGGTATCAACCTTGCGCGCGGCTGGGATCAACCTTGTCTAACCAAGCTGCCCAATCCTGCAAAAGCGCCCGGCGCTGCGGCAGGTAGGCGGCATGGTTGTATGCCCCGCGCACCGCGTCATCAGAGCCGTGTGCCAGTTGCATTTCAATGTGGTCAGACAGATAGCCGTGCTCGTTCGCCCAGGTTGACGCCACACCCCGGAACCCGTGCCCCGTCATTCTTCCCTTGTACCCCATCCTGTGGATTAAGTACAAGATTGCGTTTTCTGACATGGGCCGGTCAATGCGCCGGTCGCTCGGGAACACATACTCGCCACCACGCGAGCGCGCCTTCAGCAGCTCAATCAACGCCACCGCTTGTGCCGACAGTGGCACCAGGTGAATGCGCTTCATCTTCATTCTGGCTTTGGGTATGCGCCACACGTCGCCCTCTAGCTCGCCCCACTTCATCATGCGCAACTCGCCTGTGCGCACCCAGGTCAAGGCGAGCAGCCGGCACGCCAGCACAGATTGAAGGTCGCGTTCGAGTGACAGGCGCAACAGGAAGTCAGGTACATCGGCCAGCGCCAGGGCGGCATGGTGCTCAACGGGTCGCGTGTGGAATGCCTTGGCTGGGTTGATCTGAGCCGCGGGGTTTGTCTTGCAGTGGCCGCGCTCAATGCCCCAGTCAAACACCTGGCCCGCCCACACGCGCACTCTTTTGGCGTAAACGTGCTTGCCTGCAAGGTCAAGGCGCACCAATGGTGCAAGCACATCCTCCTTGGTGATGGTGTCAACATTCATCTCGGCAATGCTGGCCAAGTGCATCGCCAGCCCTCGGGTTGCATTGCCGTGGTAGTTTTCCGTAATCTCTTTGGCTGTCTTGCGGGCATCCCAATACTGGGTGCACGCTTCCGCGAATGTGACCACCTCCTTGGCCTTGGCCTTCACATCCACCCCATCGAGCAGCTTTCGCCTGAAGATGTCGCGTTTGATGCGGGCATCGGCCAGCGACAAAAGCGGGTACGGGCCCAATACCTCGGTGCCCTCTTTGCCGTTCTGCCGGTAGCCAACGCGCCAAATCTTTGCACCTGTCGGAGAGACAAACAGGTAAAGGCCGTGGCCATCGCTGATTTTCTTGGGATTGTCAGCAGGCGCTGCGCGCTTGCAAATGAGGTCGGTGAGCTTGTTGGTAGCCATAAAAGCGGGTATCGGATGGGGTTTGTGGGGCGATACCCGCTCAGATGCCAAATAAAAATGTCGCGCAATGTCTTTTGACATCGGCATCTATCCGGCAATGTTCGCAAATATCGCAGCTAAAGCATTGATTTTGCGACACATTTGTTTAAATCGTCTGGTTATCTCAGACTATTTCTGGTAACCCTTGGCGGAGCAGGGGTACGCCACACATCACGGTTTCATGCGGGCTGCAGCCTTGTTTTTTCTACGATACCCGCTTGGATGCCCGCTGTTGATCGCCGTCTACCCCTTCGACCAGACCCACGCCATGCCCGCCAGGATGATGAGTCCATAGGGCATGGTGGTGGCGGCCAGCCCGACCACACATCTAGAGCGATGGCGATAAGTTGTAAAATGACGAGGCCGGGAAGTGCTGATACACGACCCGGCCTCTAACCACATCATTGTTTATAAGGAACAACAGCATGGCTACCACCGATGTTACCGCAGCGCGTCTACGTGAATTACTTGACTACAACCCCAACACCGGAGTTCTTCGATGGAGAGTTTCAGTTGGAAGTCGGGCCAAAGCTGGCGACATCACTGGGTCAAAAACCGCCCAGGGCCGTCTCACAATTCGTGTTGATGGACGTGCAATTTTTGCCCACCACATAGCATGGATAATGACCAATGGTGCGCTACCTGCCGGAGTTTTAAGACACCTAAATGGTGACACAACAGACAACAGAATCGCCAATCTGGTCGCCGTCACAAAGAAAGATGTTATTTCGCATCTTGTCTCACGCCGGATCGACGCAGCAAATGTCCATGACATATTTGAGTACACCGACGGTCGAATTTTGTGGAAAACAACTACGTCGGGGCGACGCATTTCCGGGCGTGAGGCTGGCTATGTAAACGATGGTGGCTATATCGTTGTCGAAGTTAATCGTAAGGCGACAGGCGTGCATCGCATCGTTTGGCTGATGCATCATGGGGCATGGCCTGACGGGGAGATTGACCATATCAACGGAATCCGCAATGACAACCGCATCGAGAATTTACGCGATGTCGGCCACAAGACAAACTCCGAAAACAGAAGGGAGGCCAGTACGCGCTCAATTACTGGAATCCTTGGTGTTTCGGCTTTCAAAGGTGGAAAATTTCGTGCACGCATAAGGACAAACGGGCGGGTTGTGTCTCTTGGACTTTTTGATACCACAGAACAAGCTCATGCAGCCTACGTTGATGCGAAACGCAGGCTGCATGTCGGATGCACGCTTTAGTCCGCCACAGCAAACCGCCCGGCGTCAATCGCATCCTGGCGCTTCTTCGGCAGGTACACCCCCTGCTCTGCTTGCTCGATGCGCTTGCGCCGCGCCCGAACACTTTGCATCAGGTTTACGGGTGTGATCCGAGCCTTTGGGTTCTTTTCGTTGAATCGTGCAATGTCCTTGCGCGCATCTGCCATGCCTTCTTGATCCTTGGCCATGGCTGCCAGAGCAAACTGGCGCGTCAGGCTGGAGCGCCTTGCTTGGATGGCGCGGTCGGCGCTGTAAATGGCGCTCTTGCCTTCTTGCGCCAATCTGGCCTCGGATGGCGAGAACCCGAGCGCCTGCCCGGCCACGCCCGCAGCGCCAATTTCATCATTGATGGCCACGCCAGATTTGTCGATGTTGCCTTCTGTGCCGTAGCGGTACGCCTTCAGTGGCGCGCGCAGGGCTGATGGCAACATGGATTCAAGACCGCGTGCAAACTGTCCGTTTGCCATGTCCTGCATTCCCTTGCCTGCGTTGACAGCAATGCCAGCCACCGGCCCGAGTGCTGCAGCCATCCAGTTCTTGACGGCATCAGCACCCTCCAAGCCCTCTTGCACATCAGGCAACAGCAGTTTGTCCAGACCCACCCGGCCTGAAATGTCCCATGGTGTCAGCCGTGACAGGCCATGCGCAAACACTTCGGCGGGCTTTTGCCCCAGCGTGTCGGCCAACATGTTCTGCAAAGCCACCTTGGCGTCCCATGGTTCATCATCGTCGCCACCAATGGCTGATGCAGCAGACAGCAGCATCCCCACCATTGGCAAGCCCAATGCACCAGCAGCCAGCGCGTGTGATGCCAGTAACCCGCCCAACGCCTTGCGTGCCTCGGCCCGTTCTGCGGGCGTGGCGCCATTCAGCGACAACTGCGCTTGACGGGTCAAGGTGTAAACCATGTTCTGTGCATACTGCTTGAACAGCAGCACCACCTTGGCTACATTGCCCTGCATCACGCGAGGGCGATTTGATGCGCTGTAGTCAAAGTGCCCGTCATAGGTCGCCTTCACTGCCTGGTCGTAGGCCGACAAGTGGCCGGCGCCGGATTCTTTGGCCAGCCGGTACGCCGCCACAAAGGTGACTTGGCGGTTGAACTTTTCGGCATGGTGAAACAGGAAGCTGGCCGCTTTCATGACCGGCCTGATCTTGGCCGACACCTTGGAGTCTTCGCCTTGCGCGATGCCTGCCAGGTCATGTGCCATCGTCACATCAATCACCCCGGCGCGAACCGCCTCGTTGTAGGCTTCGAGTTCTTCGCCGGTCAGCGCCTTGCTGATGTCGTTCTTGTTGCCTGCCGCCTGCCGTGAGGCATTCATCAGCGCCGCAGATGCCTTGCCAAACCCCCACTTCGCGCCCATCACCGGGTAAGCCACCAATGCCGTTTGCGACAAGTTGACCAGTGCCGAAGCGGGGGACAGGCCCAAATGGAACACAAAACCGAAGCTGGTCAGTGCGGTCGATATGGGGTTGGTGTCCGGATTCATCATCGAATCATGGCGTTTTACCATCTCGTCCACTACCTGTTGCGCCTTGACGGAATCGAAAGCGTCGGTGTCGGTCTTGCTCGCAATGTGGCTCTGCATGTCGTCCAAGCTGGTTTGCAGTTGGTCAGCATAGCGTAACTTGGCCAGATACCGGGCGCCGTGGAACATGTTCTGCGCAAATGCTCGGCGTGCGTCTTGACTGAAGCCCGGTGTGCCCTTGCGGTGAATGCCATGCTTGGCCCATGACAGATCCGGCAGCGCGGCCAGGTAAAGCTGGCTGATCGAATCAATCAGTTCTTCGCCTGCATTGGTCTTGTCCAGCGTCTCGAACAGGTCGGCCATGAAGCCCCGGCCCACGCCGTCGCGCGCGGCATTGAACTCTTTGTCCTTGAGCACCTTGCCGACTTTGTAACCTCCCGTCGTCGGGAAATTGGCCAGCAGAATTTTGCGTGTGGCCTCGGCCTCGTTCATGGTTTCGCTGCGGTTGGCGCTCAACACGTTGCCTGCGCTGTCTTTGACAGTGGTCACATATTGCCCGAAACGTGCCAGTGGGAAGTAGACGCCCTTCACCTTTTTGAAGAACTCGCCGTCCATTTTCTTCAGCAACGCCTGTTTCTTGGCCGAACTCATTTCACTGCGCTCGATGCGCTCGCGGACGGCCAGGCGAACCTTGTCGTTGTGCGCGGAGTACATGTCGCGTGCCTTGCGGTAGGCCGCTTTGGCTTCTGGTGTCAGCGCCTTGAACCGCTGCATGAGTGCAATTTCTTCTGCAAACTCAGGGCTACTCATTCGCTTGTCAGCAGGATCAAGCACAAAATCTGCATCAAATTGAGCCAGGGTGGCATCGTGCATCAGTTCGGCCAATTGGCGCTCGTCCTTGAGCTTTCCCCAGCCGGTCGCCAGCGCGTCGGCCTCTGCGCCGGATTCATTCTTGTCGGCATCCATCTGTGCCACCATGCGACTATAGCCTTCCATCTGCGGGAGGTCGCCAGCGTACAAGTCAACCAACTGCCTGCGCCCAAGGGTTTGCAGGCCCAAGCCCCGGAAGTCGGCTAGGCGGTTGCCAAACTGGTGCTTCAGGTCGGTGACGGTTGCTTTTGTCAGGCCATCGCGCGCGTTGTTGGCTGCGCTGGCAAGGGTGTCGCCTATGTCGCGGGCTTTGAAGCGAATGTCGCCTTCATTCTGTATATTGAATGTCAGCAGCTTTTGCAGTACACTGGCAATTCCTCTTGAACTTGTTGAGCCAGACCGCTCGGATGCTTCGGCATCAGCACTGGACACTCTCAGGTTCAGGAGGTTTTCTTTTGTGGTCACGCTGTGCAGATACATGCGCTTTGTGTTTGGATCACGATGCACCAATACGGTTTCGATGTTGACAACACCATCAATTTCAACCGGTGCCGAAAAGTAAAAACTGTCTTCGCGTCCATCAGTAGACTGCATCACAAGCGCACCACGCTCAATCACGTCTTTTACTACAGAAAAAGCCACCTTTTTGTATTTGTTTGCCCCGCCATGCGCCATGGATGATTTGGCCGATCTTTCATCAAGCGCAACTTCTCCCAGCCCATCCCGGTAAGCAATACCGCCTTGCTTCTTAAATTCAGAAGCCGCCCATGCCTCAATATCTGCAAACCCTCCCTTTGGGGCTTGGCTTGAAAAAAGTTGAGCAATAGGCGAACCTTGAAGTATTTTTGCGTTGGCTGCAAATTTCTCGCTGGCACTTGTTCCATTCGGTGCGCTGTACCGAACCCCACCATTCGGCCCATTGCCGCCCGCCTTGCCAATCGTGGCAATCACAAACCGCTCGGCCTCGTTGTAGCTCAAGGCGCGCAGCTTGTCAGCAAAGCGGGTCATGCCCACCTTGTCGGCTACTTTCGCCAGCCACGCCACCAGCCGGCGCACGCGGATAGCCTTGCTGCCCATCTCGCGCTTGGCTTTCAGATCCTCGGCAATGCGGGCCAGGGCTTCCTCGGTGGCCAGGGCTTCGTATTGGTCGGCCAATTCCTTGCCGCTGTACTTTTTCGCCAGTTCTTCCATTTGCGATTTGGCGGCTTTGCTGTCACTCCACTCGCCGGCGTACTGTCGAACCTTGCTGTCAGCAGCGGCAATATCCTGCATGGCGGCCACATAATCAACCTTTGGCAACACATTTTGGAGTCCCTTGTGGAACAACTCATGGAAGACAACCATGTCAACGTCAATGGGGGAACCTACCCCAGACTGGAACACATAAACGTCCCCGTTGGCGAGGGTTACACCCGATGGCACTGTATCGACCGGGGACCGCAGGCCGATAGCCTCGGGGTTGGCGACAACCCGGACATTGGGTGCGTTCTTCATCCCGCGCAGGGCAGACTGCACCAGGCGCTCGATTTGTTGAAGCGGAAGTTGCTTTTCTGGAGGTGAGTCGCTGGTGCTGAAAACTGCGCCGTCGTTCGGTGTGGCAGCCACTGGCGCCGCTGATGCCGCAGACGCAGCAGCGGCCCGGGCTTGCAACTGGTCTTGAATGTCGTCCAGCCGGGTCAATGCTGCGTCCAGTTCGTCGGCTTGCTTGAATTGCTCCTTGGCGGCTTCGCGGTAAGTCGGGATGTTTTCCTTGGCATCCTTCAGGTTGCGCTCCATGTAGTCAATCCCGTATCTGTCTGTGCGGATTGAGTCCAATTTGTCCACCAGGCGCTCCATGGCGGCGCGAAGCGTCGAAGTCAACACTGTGACCGACGTTCCTTTTGTGTGCTTCTCTGGCGTGAGGTCGTAGGCAATGGCGATTGTCTCGATGCCGCCTTCATAGGGCACCTTGACGGACAGATCGACAAACGAGCCAAAGTTGTTCTTTTCTGTTTTCACAGACAAAGGGAACCCGTACAGGCTTCCAACAGGGGTTGTCGGAATGTCGGTGAACTCACTGCCAATCAGTCGGCGCAACTCGCGCGCCACGGCGGTGCGACGGATCACCTTCTTGCCAGCAATCTCGGCCGCAAAGGAATTCACGTCGCCCATCTTTTCGGTAATGGCATCCATGACGCCTGCCTCTGAGGTGTAGCTTCCGCCATCAATTTCCAGTGAAAACGCTCGCTTGGAGTCGCCCTCCTTGGCGATCTTGATGGTTTCCTCTGCATGGGCCAATGCAGTCTCCAGGCCCATGAACTCTTGGTCGCCCACCTTGACGCGGCGCGAATACTTATCGTCAGTGGCCTCTTGAAAGGCTTTACCGATTGGGGTCATCAGCGCCTTCTTCTTGACAATCTCGGCAGGCAGGGTTTGCACATCACGCTCGGCACGGCGCAGCGAATCCCCGGCTGACTCCACGCGGCGGTTGTAAGACCGGCGCCTGCGGTAAAGTTCTTCGATCACGGTATTGATCTTGATGCGCTCCAGCATCAGCGGGTCGCCCGAGGCAATGGCGGCAATTTCGGCCATGTCAATCGCGGCGTCGTCATCAAAGTCCATCTCGAACTCGCCGTCGTAGTAGCGAATGCCGTTCACCATGCGCAGTTTGGTCGAGTTCAAGTCCCACATCTTGGCGTCGATTGAACGCTCGGTGACGTAGGCCATGATCTCCACTTCAAAGGTTTGTCCGTACTTCTCCAGCAGGAGGTTGCCTTGCCGGATGATGCGCCCTTCGCGCTGCTCGATGTCGCTTGGCTTCCATGTCACATCGACGTGGTGCAGCCCCACCAGGCGCTCCTGCACATTCATGCCGGCGCCCATGCGCTGGCTTGAACCAAACAGGAACCGGATCGTGCCGTCGTTGACCGCCTCGAACAGCGCTTTTTTCTGGGCGTCGGTCGTGAAGTTCTGGATGAAGGCGATTTGCTCTTTTGGCACACCCTTGGCAATCAGGCCATCGGCCATGTGCTGGTAGGCATTCCAGCCGCCCGCCTGGGCCGCGCGCAATTCGTCAATCTCCTGCGGGTCAAACTTCTCCATGGCCTCAATGGCTTCGCGTTGGCCAGCCTCGTCGCCGTTGGCATTGGCCTCGGTGAGCTTGGCGCGAAGGGCGTCGTACTCCTTGATTTGCTTGTCGTCGCCTTGAGCCTTGGGCACTGAGCGGTCCAAGAAAATCAACTGCGTGCCCTTGTCGGCCTCAAATGCCTTGTACAAGCGGAACGACTCGTCGACCACCTTATCCAGCTTGCCGCCGGGCTCGTCTGTCAGCGCCCGGTCCCACACCTTGGCGTGCAGGGCCAGCTTGCGCGCCTTGTCCATCAGGCGAAGTCGGGCAATGTTGCGCTCTTTCACGTCCTCGATGTTGGGCAGGCCGTTGTACCCGGCAATCAGTTCGTCAATCAGCAGTTGCTGTGTGGGCGTTGGCTTGGCCACCACGGTCCGGCGACCGCCACCCTTGACGTTTGGCAGCGGGAATACCTTACCCGGGTTGTCTTCTGCGTACCACGCTTTGATGTCGTCATTCGTCACCACGTCGGCCACAGAGTAGTAGCCATCCATCAGCGAGCGCATATTGGACCAGTTGCGGCCCAAGCGGTTCACCACCTTCAGGCCGTCACCGGCTTCGGTAGGCTCTGGCTTTTCTGAGGCCTGCACAAACTGGGCGCGGAAGGCGTCGAAGTGTTCTAGCCCGTTTTCTTTCAACACATCGGGCGCCAGGTAGCGCATGATGGTGTACATCTCCACCGCGCTGTTGCTGATGGGCGTGCCAGTCAGGAACACCGCAGAGCCATTGGTTTCGTGCAAGATTCGCATCTTGGTGTACAAATCAAAGGCTTTCTGTGACCCGGCAGCCGGGCCCAGCCCGCGCACGTCGGTCAGTTTGGTGCTGTACGTCAGGTTTTTGAATTCGTGCGACTCGTCGACGGTCAGGTCGTCAATGCCCATTTGCTCAAAGGTCAGCAGTTGGTCTTTGCCAGCCTTGCCGCGCACCACATCCATGCGGTTTTCCAGCTTCAGAATCAAGGCTTCAGCGGCTTTGACCGACAAAGGCTTGAAGCGCTGGCCGGGTTCGGCGTCGTCCTCGGCTTCTTTCAGGGCATCCTGCGCCACGCGCAACTCGTCATTGATGAACCGTTCTTCGGTTTCCGGTGAAATGCCGATGAACTTGAAGGACGAATGCGGAACAATCACCAGATCCCAATCACCCGCGGCGATCTTGGCAAACAGGCGGCGCCGGTTCTTTGGCTCCAGGTCTTTGACGCCGGCAGCCAGAATCTTCGCACCCGGGTAAAGCCGGTAGGCTTGCGTCGACCACTCCGACACCAGATGGTTCGGTACCACAATGGTCGGCTTGTTGGACAGGCCCATGCGCTTGCGCTCCATGGCGCGAGAAATGCCGGTGAAGGTCTTGCCTGCACCCACGGCATGGTCGTACATGGTGAAGCGGTCCACAATCCCGCGCCAAATCGCATTGATCTGGTTGCGCCGGAAGGCAATGATGCTGTCTGGCACCTTGCCCGGGAAATCCATGTGCGAGCCGTCGTACTGGCGATTCACCCGGGTGTTGTACAGGTCGTTGAACAACTTGACAAGCTCTTGGCGGCGGTCGCCATCCTTGAAAATCCAGTTGTCGAATTCCTCGATGATTTCCTTCTTCTTATCGATGGCGCTTTGGGTTTCGGTTTCGTTCAGCACCTTCGGCACATCTTTGTAGCCACCGTCATAGACGGCAATGCGTCGGCTGTTCAGAATGTCGTTCAGCAATTCAACTGCCGGGTAGCGGCCAGTGCCCCACTTGGACACGTCAACTGCGGTCGACCCGGGCGCGCTCACCTCAAAGGTGTTGGAGATTTTGGAGAACATCACCGTGGCATTGCGCCCCAGCAGCCCCTGTACAAAGTCGGCGTAGGTGGCAGGCGGCACCCAGGATGCCCCCATGTGCGCCGTCACCTTGTCAGATGTCCATGGCTCGGGCTGCACTTTCATCAGGGCGTCGACGTTGCGTTTCATGCCCGTGTCTTGCGCTGCAATCAGCTTCTTGCGCACGTTGCCAGACAGGTACTGGTTCTTTTCTGTGACCTCGTTGGTTTCAGGGTCCAGGTAGGCCATGGGCAAATCACCCTCGGTCAACTCAGCAAGCGCTTCTTCTTCTGTGATCTTGCGCAGTTCAGCCACCCGGGCCACGTCAATGCGGCCGGACTCGCCCAGCACAATGGCCACGGCATCCGACACGCTGGCGGCGTCGTTCTTGCGCTCTGGCGGGATGGCCACGGCCCGGGTCAGGATGGCATTCTGCTCGGCCCGGGCAGCACTTGGCTTGATGCCGCGTTTGACTGCGGCTGCCAGGGTGACAGCAGGCCGGAACTTCAATTCCAGCGACAGCATCAAGCCTTCATCCGGCATTTCCGAAATGATGGTGGCGTTTTTCTGCTCACTGATGAAGCCGTGCGCAGCGACAAACGCCTCGTAGGCTGCGCGCAACTTGGTGCGGTTGGCCTCCATGGGGCCGGTTGACGCGGAATTGGTTTCCAGGTTGATCTGCTCCACATATAGTTCACGAATGGCCACCAGCTTTTGCAGCTTGGCGAAGCCGTCCGCACCCAGGCGCAGGCCACTCGGAATGTCGCTCTCGTTGGCAAACACCTCGCGCACGTACACGTTTCTGCCAAGGGTTGGCTTGCCAGTTTTTGGGTTGATCTTGACGCCTACCTTGACTTTCTCGCCCTTCTCGTCAAGTTGTGCCACCTCTTTGAACCACTTGCCTTCCATGTTCATGGACAGTTGGCCAGACCACGGGGTGCTGGCGTCAATGGTGTTTTTGGACACGATGGTCTTGCCGTCCACGCCCACGCGCTCCACGATTTCAGTCAGGGCGCCGCCCTCGTCGTAATAGATGCTGCCAATTTCCCGGCCAGACGCCATGATTGACAGCGACTCGCCCAATGCCTTGTGCATGGCCTGTGTGCGCTGGTCGATTTCCTCAGACACAGACACGGCATCAATGCTGGGCAGCAATGCCATCATGGCGTCCAGTTTGGCTGCCAACTCACTCGCGGGCAGCTTCACATCAATGTCGCCGCCGAACTGCATCGAGCCCGAGCGGTCCATGACCCCGGCCACCATCTGCGGATTTTTGGCGAAGTATTGACTGATCACCATGGGCTCGCCGCCCAATGGGTCGGGAACCTTGGTGGTTTCCGTCCAGGCCAATGCCGCATCCAGCTTGGCGGCGCGCGCCATGCGGGCCTGCTTGTCGGCATAGGCTTCTTTGGCTGGCACTTTGGCGGTGCGCTCGTTGAAGGCAAACTGCAAGGCGGCTTGATCCTCTGCGGTGCGCTTTTTCAGGAACAGAATGTCCGTCACCACGTCGGTGCCCGCGTTGCCCTTGAAGGCAGACCCGGGCAGGCGAATTGCGCCAAGCAGTTCAGCCTGTATCGCCAGTGTTTCGCGTGCACCCTTCTCTTGCGCGTCCATCAGGTAGCGAGACACCACCATGACCTGCAGCCCTTCCGGCTTCACGGCATCCATGCTGCCCAAGAAGAACTGGTTGTGAATGCTCTTGCCGTTTAGCTTGGGGTTGTACTGAAAGCGCAATCCACCCTTGCCAAATGGCGGGTTGCCGATGGCCAGGTCAAACACACCGTCAGGCAGTGGAAGTTTCTCGAAGCCGGATGCCACGATGTTGGATTGTGGGTACAGCGCCGACGCAATGCGCGCGGTGATGCTGTCAAGCTCAATGCCGGTCACGTAGCTGCCCGGGCGGGCGTCCGCTGGCATCATGCCAATGAAGTTGCCTGAACCGACGGATGGCTCCAGCACCATGCCGCCATTGAACCCCAGGCGCTTGGCTGCGCGCCACATGAAGCCGGTCACAGTCTCGCTGGTGTAGTGGGCGTTTGGCGTCGACGCAGATGCCGCCTTCAGTTCTTTGGCAGTCAGCAGTGATTCCAGTTCAGCGACTTCGTTGGTCCAGTCGGCCTTGACTGCCCCGGTGACGCGGTTGCGGAAGGCGTTGGCCAGACCGCCCCAGCCCACGTAGCGGGCCAGCACGCGCTGCTCGTCAGCGGTGGCGCGGCGGTGTTCGGACTCAATCAGCTTGAGCGCACGAATGGCTGCAATGTTGTCTTTGTATTTGGTGACTTCACCGCCTGAGCCTAGCTTCAGGTCGGGGGTGATGGTGAAATTGGCAGCCGGTACAGCCGCTGGAACTACTTCGCCTGATTCTGTGAATAGTCCTGGCGCTCCTTCTCGTGCGCCTCGCTTGCCTCCCTTAGCCAGCTTGACATCGGTTGCCCCACTGTCCGCTGGTACTCCGCTTCCATTTCCCTTGATTCCTCGTCCTCGTCCTGTTCCTCCGGTGGCAACAGTATCAGCGTCGGCAGAACCATCTCCTCCGCTTCGTCCAGGCGTGCCCCGTTCGTCATCAGTTGACGAATTTCCTTTTCGGCGGCTCGTGCTGCCAGATCGAGTTCCGCGTCCACCCGATCCTCGGCTACCAGTTCCGCCCACTTTTGCGGCAGGAACTCCATCCAGTGGGCTGCTGCCTTGCTTTTCAGTTCCTGAATCATTTGTCGTGTCCTTTGTTTCAATATCTGCCTTTTCCGCAGACTTGTCAAGCTCGGTTTGGGCGGTGTGCTGCTCAATCTCTGATTTTTCCTCAACATCAATCACGGCGCGCTTGGTGTCAGCGCCGGTTTTGCCGCCAGCCATGGCGATGTAGGCGCCCTGCAAGTGGTCCAGTGTCAAGGCGTTGGCCGTTTCTTCGCCCAATGCTGCCTTGATTTGATCCAGTGCGAACTTGGCGGCATCCTTGAACTTGGAGTAACCCAGGCGGAAGGCGGCATCCAGCACGCGGGTGAGCACCGGCAACAGCTTTTGCTCTTGCTCCGGGGTGATGTTGGCCTTGAATGGCGCATTGAAAATGCTCCCAAGGTCAGCCAGCGCATTCATCAGGTCAGCCTTGGCGCGCAATTCGTCTGCGCTTGGGGTCTTGGCCTTGGATGCTTTTTCCTTGTCGCTCAGGGTGTCGGGCTTGGGTGCTGGCGTTTCAGCCTTCACATCATCCATGGTTGGCGCGTCTGGCCGCTTGCCATCAATGAAGTCCTGAACGGCGGGTGATGTGCTTTGCGGGGTTGCTGGCGTCTCAGCCTGAATCGGCACAGCCTCATACCCCACACTGCCGTCAGGCTTGCGGTAGGGGCGCATTTCGGCCTTGTCCACGACGATTTCAGGCTTCTTCGCTGCCGTGTTGGCCTTGAGTGTTTCGACGCGGGTTTCTTTGGCGTCGGCCACCAGCTTGTCGTAACCCTCCTGATCAATGACGACCGGGCGCTCGTTCAGTTGGTTTGGGTTGCGTGTCAGACTGATCTTGTCATCTTTAACTCCATCGACTCGATAGAAGTTCCCATTTGCCATTACGAGGTTGTTTCCAACTGCTTCACCGCGCAAATCCGGCGCCTTGGCTGGCACTTGTTCCACTGCGGGGGCTTTCTCAACCGGTCCGCGCGCCACGTCTGCCTTCTCTGGCATGGTCGAATGCGTGCGAACCCGGTTATCTTTCGGGTCAACAATCCACTTTCCATCCTGCTTCACAACCGCCTGCACAGTGACGTTCCAGCCTTCGCCATTGCCGTCCGGTGCTTTGTAGCTGATCACGCGGTCATTGCCGCTGTAGCCCTGCACGATGTTGCCGGGCGTGAAGTAATCGGCGCGCGCCTGGCGTGCTTCCTCGATGCGGGCTTTGACGCCCTTCTTTGGCGCTACTGCGGCTTCGCTGGCCGGTGCTTGCGGTTTTTCTTGCTCGGCTTGACTGGCTTGAGGCTCATTGGCTCCTTCTGCGGGTTGTGATTTGGCTTGAATGTCCCAGCGCTTGTCGCCAGTCTTGACTGCTTGGTGCGTGTCCTTCAGGCCATTCTTGGCAATGAAGTCGCCGGCCTTGAGCGGATTGGTGAAGTACGCGGTGCCTTTGGCAATGCGCTCGATGGCCTTGGCGCGCTTGTCGGGTAGGCCGAACAGGTGCTCAACGTCGGCTTTTGCCTGATCTGACTTCGTTGGCGCGGGCGCAGTCTGTGTGGCAGCCTTGGCTTCTGCCGCATTTTTTCGGTCATAGACAATCTGTTGCGCCTTCTTCAGAATGCCGTGCATCTGTGTGCCGGTGTCATCCAGGAAGAACTTTGTCGCCATGCCGTCTGCCGTCACCGGTGAACCATCGACCGTCTTGTTTGAAAACTGGTCCCTGACTTCTTTGTAAAGCTGGTTCAGTTGCTCCATGTCATAGCTGTTTGCCAGCTTGCGCTCATCCCAGCCGTGAGTTTCAAGTGAGAATTTTGGCTCTATATTTTCAGTGGCTTCTTGCGCTTGCGCCAATTGGGCTGCGGGCTGCTTTACCCCAACACCTTCCAAGGCTCCACTTCCCGCTGCGGGTAGTTCTCCGGTGGCGGCTGCATCGCCTTCCACAGCTTGCGGCGCCGCTCCTGGCGCTTCAACTGGCGTGGGGTTGGCTCCTTGTGCTGCGTCTTGCTCAATTGCGTCCTTTCGGCGTGCGACAAATCCATCAAACACCGGCGCAATGGTCCAGTCTTTGCCTTCCATCGTGGCGCGGCGCAATGCGGCCATCTTGGTTTTGAAAGGCGCACCCAAGCCGTTCAGCACATCGCCGTCTTGCGTGCCGGTGAACTTCTGTCCGCCATCCAACACTGGTTGGTTGCTGTACAGCATGGCGCGCTTGTCTTCCTCGGACATTTGCGCCTCGGCAATCGTACCGCTGGTTACCGGCTTGTCTACCGTGTCTCGCTCGGCGGCTTGCTGCTGCTCTTGCACCATGGCCTGCTCGTAGGCGGCTTGGTCGGCTTCGTTGGCTGCAGTCAGGTCAATGGCCGCTTGCTTTCCTGATTCAATGTCAAGTGCCTGCTGCTCGATGCCTGCGTTCGCTGCGGCTGACATGGGGCCAGCCCCTGGCACTTTTGTAGCGCGCACCTGGTCGGCTGCACCGATGGCTGCAAAGATTTCATCATCCGGGCTTTCCATGCCGCGATTTGCAGCAATCTCGGCTGCACGCGCCAATCGCTGCTGGTCCTGCTGCGCGAGCAGTGCGGCACGGCCATCAGGCGCCAGCGTCTGCGGTACGGCTGGGTCGCCCATTTCCTCGGACTGAACTTGCGCCAGTTGTGCGGATGGGTCGATCGTTGTCGCGCGCTGCATTGGGCCTGGTGGCACGACTGGTGTGTTTGGTGTGGCTGGGCTGGTATCGAATGCGCCTGCGCCACCGCCTAGAATTCCGCCGATTGAGCCCTCTTGCAAGCCCTGGCCAACGACACCACGCATACTCTGGCTTGGGTCCAGCACGCCGGCATCAATCGCGGCCGCATTCCCGGCATAGCGCTCTTGCGAGCCCTGCGCGCCTTCGGTGCTGAACTCGGTGCCGAAGCCTTTGCCTGCACCCATGAGCGCGGTTTGCCCGGCTTTCTCTGTGGCTTTGCCGGAAATCAGCTTTTCAATTGGCCCGGTGGCAGACGCCAGTGCACCCAGTCCGCCGCCCAGTAGTTGCTGCATGGTGCCGGCGCCACCGTATGACTGTGCCTCGTCGGCCAGCGCCACGGCTTCTTCTTCGCTTCGCCCTTGCGCCTTGGCGTTGTTGTAGGTCTGCTCGTACTGCGAACCCTTGACCGCGCCCACGCCCATGCCGGCGCCAACGCCAATGTTGGCCTTGAATCCGAACTCGACGGCCTCCTGTGCCGCCTTTTTACCGGCCGCGCTGGCCATGAAAACCTCTTTACTCACGCCCGCTGCTTTGGCTGCGCCCATCAGCTTGAGCGCCTGCGCTGCCTTGCCAATGCCCATCGTGGCGAATGAACCGGCACCCTGCGCAATCATTTCAAGCGGCTGGTCGTACAGCATCCCCATGTAAGCCTTGGCTTCTTCCCATGTGCTGCCGGATTCTTCAGCGGCCTTGATGCGCGCCACGCTGTTTTGCATGGTGGCTTTTGACGAATCGCTTTTCAGGTCGCCCAGGTAGTCGCCGGCATCGCCCAGCGTGCTTGATGCCGCGTTGTCAGCGCCACCCAAGTCGGTTAGCGCCTTGACTGCGCCTACTGCACCTTGGCCAATGGACAGCGCCACATCGCCTGCGCCACGCAAAAAACCTGACTTCTGTACTTCCGGCTGGCTTGTCTGCGCGGGCGCCAGGTCATAAAACCGTGTGCCCTCAAATTGGGCGCCGTCATCCTCAACATCTTCAAAGCGCGGTTTTGTGGATTTGATCTGACCGACTTTTGGTTTTGTTGCCATGCTTATTTTCCAGAAAGGATGTTCTTGATCTGATCACGCTGCTGAATTGGCAGGCCACTGTTCTGAATCTGCTCAACATAGGCCACGGCCTTCTGGTCGCCACGCTTGGCCCCGTCAATGGCGCCTTGAACAGTTTCGTAACCGGCGTGCGGGTAGGTTTTGGCTACTGTGCTGCTCATGGTTGCCTTTGGCTTTGTAGTTGCTGCAGCCGGCTGCGCACTTGGCTTTTCTGCCTCTTGCGGCTTCATGCTGCCCACGCCAAGAATCACCGGCTTGCCATTGACGGCCACAGTTTCGTAAACCATGCCGGTGTTGTTGTCGCGCACGCGCTTGATGTTGGCCGGGTCTTGCGCCAGCCGCATGGCTGCCGCTGCTTGTGGCGCCGTCAGGATGTTGCCAAGCTCTGCATTGGTGCTGAATACTGCATCGGCCTGCGCAAGAATCCGCTGGTTGCCAGCATTGATTGCCTGTGCTTCTTCCGGTGTTGTTGCTGTTTTTGGATCTGGCAGTGAGCCAGAAAAGTCGGACAGGTAATCACGCCGGTCTTTTAGGGCCGGGCCGTTGGTTGATCCAGCGCCACCACTGGCGCGCCCTGCAGCAATGTGCCCTCGCAGTGCCGCGGCCTCCGCTTGTGCCACGCGAAGCTCGCCCTTGCTGTTGACTTCTTTTTCCTTGAGCGTGTAGTCCTTTTCCCAATTGCCTTGTTTCTGCAAAGCCTCCGCCTCTGCTTTGGCTGTTTTGGCATTCTCAACCAGCCACGACACCTTCATCTCTGGCGAAGCCTTTAGTATCTGTTGCGTGAACTGCAATTTTCCTTGCGGGGTGTTTGGCAGGGTGAATAGTGTTTGAGTTGCGCCATCAGCCCCAGCGCCAACAAAGCTCACTGTCTTGCCATCAGCGGATACAGCAGGCGTAACCGTCTTCCCAGCAAATCCTCCAAGCTGCGTTTTTGTCAGCAAGTTGGCTGCGCCCTTGGTCCAATCAGGGTCAGCATCAATACCGGATAGCACATCGGTGTTGAATTTCCTGTTGGCAAAGTCCAGTTCCGCTACTTCCAGGCCCATCTTCTTGGCTTTGTTCTCCATCACGGCATTGCCCATCTGCATGGCTTCCAGCGGCTTGCCTTGCGCTTCAAGCGCCGACTGAAAGCGGCCGGCTTTTGCTTCTGCAGAATTGAGTGATGCCATGTTCACGGGCTCAGTCGTGATCTGATGACCTTTGGCCATGTTTCCGGTGATGCCTGTCGCACCCTGCATCGTCACTGCGGACGGCTGCTGGCCGCGCATCTCGGCTTCAATCTTGGCGTCGTCTGCTGCCTGCGCTGCCTGTGCTGGGTCTGAGTACAGGTTCTTGTCTCCTGCGCCCGTGGTGACAGCAGTCCCCTGCATGGTGGTGCGCTCTGCCCCGGCATCCCGCATGGCTTGCTTGTCAGCCTTGGCCTGGGCCACCTCTGCCATGCGCTCGGTGTGAATCTCTGCGTCCTGTGCGTCTTTTTCTTCCTGACGCTTCCTGTTTTTGTAGGAGTTGACGGCATTTGCGCCGGCACTGAAACCTGTTGCGAATCCCATGCTTATGCTCCTTTGGTGGCCTTGGCCAGCTTGTCAACTTTCCGGGACAGCGCGGCAATGGCCGCCATGTTGTTTCCGTTGAGGGTGATCAGGTCGATCATCTTGCCGTTGGGGCCGGCTTTGTCGCCAATGTTCTTCTGAACGTGTTGCGCCATGGGGCCGGTGTGGCTCCCGCCGTCGCCTTCGCCATTCTTGTAGTCCCAAGTTGACACGGGCGTTTTCTCGATGGACTTCAGCGCCTGCTCGTCGGTGACTGGCTTGATGTTCTTCTTCTTGTTTTTGTCTGACCACGCAGTGATGCCTGCGCCTGCCAGCGTGCCAACCATTTCCATTTGTGAGTTATTGGCCTGCTGAGTAATGTTTGCAGCAGATGCGTACAGATTTCCAGCGCTCTGGTTTAAGTTTCCTGCGGTGCTGAACCCTTGCCCCATCTGGGCTGCTGCTGCACTTGATTGCGCCATCGTCTGCCCCGCATTGCTCACAGCACTATTGCCCGCATTGAGCGCCACCCCGGCGCTGGTCGCCTGGTTGCTGGCCAGCCCGCGCCCAAGGTTGGCGGCATCCATCTTGCGGGCGTAGCCTTGCACTTCGATCTTGTCGCGCGCCTGGCTTGAGGCGCCGGCCAGCGCTGCGGCTTGGGAAATGCTGTTCTGGTTCTGCATCGCCATGGACCGGCCTGAGCTTGGATTGACGCCCATGCGAGACATGGCGCGCTGCTGCTGGCCTTGGGCATTGGAGAATCCTGCGTTGACATCGGCCTGCGCTTTACCTACAGCCTCGTTGGTTTTGCCAATTGAGTCATAGTTCTGCGCGTCCGCCACAATTGCCTGCTCCATGGGGCGGAATGTGGTCTTGGCGTAATTGGCGTAGTCGCTTGACAGCGCCGTGTTGGAGTCAAGTGCTGCCAGTTGGGCGTTGCTCACCTTCTCGTTGGTGGCTGCCGCCTTGGCACGCTCTGGCGCCGACTCAGCGTAAATCTGCTTGTACCAATCCAGCGACTCTTTTGAGAGTGCGGCATTGGCCACGGCTGCGGCGTTGACGCCTGAATTGTCTGGCGCATCTCCACCGCAATCCACAAAAACAAGGCGAATGCCTTGCACATAACCGTCATGTTTACTTTGGATCAGCATCGGTGTGCTCCTGAAGGTAGTTGTTCCATGTGTCGTACTGCATCAGGAGTCGGCACTTTGAAGCGTTGGCAATGGCGTGATCCATGCCGCCCGTGAAGATCATGGCCAGGTAGGCCACATCGCTGACTGAGTAGCGGATAGCGTGAGAAATGCGCAGTTGCTCTACGCAGCCACTTTTTTCCATTTGGTTGGCGGCGTGCCAATTCAGCACCCCGGCCATGAGGATTGGGCGGAATGAGTCTTCGTGGGCTTTGAAAAATGGATTGAGCGGAAGCTCTGCCAACAAGATCCACATTGCTTGATGGATGTGGTAGTCGGAAACGGGCTTGTCTTTGTCAATCAGATCGTCATAGACATGGGACCAGACGGCAATGGCGCTCATCATGGATACTGCATCTTCACTGCCGGCCATGATTTCCAGCATAGATTCTCGGCTTGCCTTGCCCCAAGGTGGCGCAGTCCGGCTTGATTGCTGCTCAACGAGTGCTGCAATTTCTGGCGTCAGCACCTGTCCTAGATGCGCGCCTAATGTCTGACGAAGGGGTGAAGTCACAGATGCAGCCTTATTCACCCGGTAAACGGGCCGTAGCCGCAACTGTGATTGGAGTTAGCTCGGAGTCAAGGTCACCACGTCACCGCCTCAACTTCAGCCTGTGAAGTCGCCGCCTCAATCTGCGCCCGCAGCATCACGCCCTTGGCAAACTGCGCTGCCACATGGGTGCCGAGCGCGCCGCCGACCTGGGCCATGCCCGCCTGATCCAGCAAGCGCGTGGTGTTGTCGGCCAGAATCCAGTCAATCGTGAAGGCTGGGCTCAACATGGCCAGGGTCACCGCCCCGGTGATGCGGTTCTGGCTGATAGCGTCAGAGTCAAAGGTCGAGCCATCCCATGCGAAACCCGCGTACTCGGCTGCAGAGCGGGCTTGCTTAATGAGAGTCCACTGCGCATCCTTGAGGTCTTGCAGGGTGCGGGGGTCTTCCCATGATGCAGTATCTAAACGCCATTGGTGAAAATTACTTGGACGAGGAGGCTTTAGCATCCAAGCAGAACCATTAAACCAGTAGTTTGTTATCAAATCTACCTCGTTAATTTCATCCGGCATTGCGTGGCACAGATACCCAGCGTACTCGTTCCCCTCAACATAATCATTATCAGATGATGGGGTACTTGTATAGACGGGCAATCCACTATTTGTAGTAAACACGTAGGTTCTCATGCAATCTCTCCAACCATGAATTTGTTAGCGTATGTGTAGTTAATTGACGAAAGGCTACTGGTTCCTCCTATACGCTCTCCACCAGCGGCTATAAGGTATGAGGTGTCACTCTCTCGACGCAAATGTGCCCCAGTTTGTATGGCTCCGGCGCTGTATTTATACGCAACCCCCATTGCCCAATACGCACCAGAAGGGACTGTGAAGTCTATCCAGAACATAAAGATTGGCCCCATTGGGTTGCAAAATATCCAAGGAGCACCCGTATAAGACAGCGATGCAATTGAGGCAGCGGCAGGGGCGACATAATAACCACCAGATGACCCACTAAAAGACAATGGGCATGTCAAGACTTCAGCGCACTTTGCGTAAGTTTGACCACTGTCAAAAATAAGTTGCCCTTGCGTTCCCCAGAACCTTAGTCCGTATGTGTCAGACGAAAGTGTTGTTCCTTGCCCAAGAACCTTGTAGTTAATTGAGCCATTAAACGGGCCTGATGTTGTTGTTAGGGTAAATACAAATTCAGTGCTAGAGACATACACCACGTAAACATAACAATCCGATCTAGCTTGTATCAAGATCATTGGCGCAACTGTGGATGAAAAAGCTACACGCACGCCTACTCTAGTCCATCCGTCTGAAGTTGTACATGATGACTTTCCAGAATGGGTGGCTGACCCTGAAGCTACAACACGAAGGTTAATATAGTCTTCACTGATCTGCAGAAAGCCGCTGTCATTGTAAGAATTTAAGCCAAATGCCATAGCTATACCCTGAATATAGTAAGAGAGCCTGTTGATGACAGTGCAACTAGCGTGTACAAGCCAACAACCTCGTATCTCCCGGCAAACTTTATACCTACCTGACCAGTTGATGCCGTGTACAGCTTGTGTTCATAGGTAGTCTGACTTGCATTATTTGAATCTGTTGTTATACAAGATGCAAACCAGCTTCCGTCGCTAGTAAATCCGGGAACAGCTATCACAATTTCAATTTGATTGGTTTGAAATGTATAGGCTATGACACTTGATACCCGCAAATATCTCCTAGATGAATCTATCTGTAAAGCACCAGACGAGTTCCACACAGACAGCCCATAACTCATGCTGATAAGTCTCCTATCTGGATGCGTAAGCGGGTGCCATCAAACACCTTTATTACGTTATTTTTAATCTCCATTCTTGCTCCAGATGCGCCACTGGCAACATTTACCGATCCTTTGAAGGTACCCGTGGCTGCACTGATGTCACCACCAACACTAAGTGTTGACCCGTCCCATGTGAGCTTGTCGCCCAATGAGAACGTACCATTACTCCCAAGGTAGAACCCGGCCCCAGTTCCATATCCAGTAGTACCTGAGTGGATTGAGGTTGAATCAATCGTGTTGCCGCCGATAGCCCCGTAAGTCGCGTACACCCCACCGCGCACCACAGCATTCGCCAGTTCAGCCGTACCGTCCGCGTTGATCTTCCAGCCCGCAGAGCCTGATGTGAACGCCGTGGACTGTATGTAAGACCCTACCCCGATGGCGCCTGCGGTGATCTTGGCTGCACTCAGGCTGGCGATCTTGGCATTGTCCACCGCTAGGTCAGCGATTTTGGCTGTGGTGATCTGCGCATCCTGAATGAAGGCGTTCTGCGCATAGACACCGGCAGGCAGGGTGATGCCGCCAACCACCGTGGGCACAGCCAGCACCGAGAATGGCACATAGCCCGCCGCCGACCCAGTTGGCGCCGCAATGACGAACTTGTCAGCCCGGACTTCAAAGGTCGAGCCTGTGCCAGTTGGCCCGGTTGACGCCAGGCCGTAGCCTGACACCTTGCCGTTGACATCGAGCTTGACGGTGTACTCAGCATTGAGTCCGGTGACTGCACTGGCATTAGCCGACGACTGTACCTGCACTGCTGCAAAGTCCCCGGTGTTGAGTCTGGCGCTGATGGTGTCTGTCACGGACGCAGCGGCGCTCACAGCATCTGCCTTGGCAGTATCTACATAGCTTATGCTTGCCTTGGTCAGAAGTGCGCCGTCGATACCGATTACCGCCGCCTCAAGTGCTTCAGCCCTGCCTGCCAGTGCGCTGACTTGCGTTACCCTTGTGCTTGACTCGCTGGTTATGCTTGCGGCATTGGCGCTGACACCCTCCTCAGTTAAAGCCACTCGTGCAGCCAAA